ATCGAGAGGCGAGCGGCCGCTACGCTGCTCTGGGAGTTCTGACCACGGCATCTCCTGATCCTTCGGGTACATCACGTTAAACCTTCCTCTCTCTTCTCTATACTCTCTCATCGCGGCAGATAGAAAGAGGAGGGCGGCTTGTGCACCCGCATCACGTTGAGGACGCGGATTGCGTGGTTCGGGCCGCACAGTACTGGGTGAAGTGCGATGCGCTCCAGCCCGAGGTCTTTGTAAGCAGGCAGGACGATGATGTGCAGGAGTAGAAACAGTCCGCCGTCCCGCAGCACCTTCACGGCTGCTGCAGCTATGCGCTTGGGACGCGGTAGATCTGCTTGCCACACAGCGCCGTAACCTGCGTTGTACGGCGGGTCAGCGAGTACAAGGTCGAACGGGCCAAGATTGGTAGGCAACGCGTCGTAAGGCGCGATGATATCAGCTCCCGTTTCGGGCCTGATATCCGTGGTCGTGCCGAACGCGCAGCTACCGCTGAACATCACCAACACGTCTCTCGGCTCACGGAGGTAGGTCTCTCGCAGCCGCTTCTCGAAGTAGCGAGGAAACCGCTGAGCCTGGCCGCTATGCGGCTCCACGCCACATAGCCAAGTAGTCGTGTCGATACTGCTCATTCGCTGCCAAGCTCCGGGCGCTGCTTCAACCACTTGATCGCAGTGCGTAGTCGGACAGCGTAGGCCGGCGTGACCTCCCTGCCACCACGGCGCCCGTCAGACTCTCTGTGCTGGATCCGCAGCGCCCGCTTTCCAGCGTTGTACTCGTCCAGCGGCATGATTTCCTTCCCGGTCATTTACTCGTCCTCCTCGTCATCGTCGCCACCCGGCGGCACAGACACACCACCGCTTGCGCGGTAAGCCTCAAGCCGTTCGTTGATGGCCGCACGGATGTCGTCCGGCACCGTTGAGGCTCTGAAGGTCTGACCTTCGAATGCCAGGTAGCCGCCCTTCTTCGTGACGAGGCCCATCTGCTGTGCCAGCATCATCCGGCTGGCGGCGTCATCGATGCCGGTTGCATAGTCGATGATGAACTCGGCCTCACGGAACGGTGGTGCCATCTTGTTCTTGCTGAGCTTGGCCTTACAGATGATGCCCGTGCTGGACCGCTTATCCTTGCCAACCACTCCCACCTGGGTGGTCTCGACGCGGACGGTACAGTGGAAGCCCAGCGGTCGTGCCGCGATAGTGGTCATCTGTGGACCACCAAACCCGAACCCACCGATCACCTCTTTGAGCTGGTTTACGAACACGAGCGCGATCTTGTGTTGAGCGATCTCGCGCGTGATCTTGCGCAGCCCTGCGGACAGGCGCCGGGCGTGAATGCCAGGCTGCATGTCCTCGAAGGAGCCCTCGACCTCTGACTTCGTTGGGGTGCCGGCGATAGAGTCCCACACGATCACGGACAGTAGATCCTCGTCCTCAGCGCGCACGTGGGTGACGATCTCGTCGATCTTGGCGAGGGCATCCTCCACGTGCTCGGGATGCACGATGATCACCGGCAGTAGGTCCGAGTCCGTAGGTAGAGTATCCTCGTCGTACAGCCCCATGCGGGCGGCGCGCTCTGTGTCGAACGCGTACTCAGCGTCGATGTACACGGCCAGCCCGCCGCGGCGCTGGCACTCGGCCATGATGTGTGTGACGACCGTCGTCTTACCGGAGGCCTCCTTGCCCTGGATCACGGTCAGGCGACCGCACGGAATGCCTGGCCTGCCGAGCGCCATGTTCAGGGCGAGACACTGCGTGCTGATGAAGTCCGTGATTGCGCTCTCACGGTTCGCACCCGATGAGGTGGCTGCCTCGTTACCGAAGCGGTCACGTAGCGCGCGCAGGACGACATCGCTCGCACGCAGTCCACTGGACTGCTCACTGGTACGAGGATGACGTCGCTTCGCCACTATGCTCGCCGCCTCTCTGCGCGACGCTGGAGGACGCCGGCGACGGTCGCGCTCGCGGATCCGGGCTCCGGTGCCTTACCGATGGGGCGACCGGGGCGTGTGGCTGGCCGTGCGGTCGGTCTCGGTGTCGCCACCCTGGGCTTGACCTTGGGACGGTCTTCGCGTGCCCGTGGCTCGGGCTCGTTGTCCTCTTCCTCTTCCTCTTCCTCCTCCACCGGAGGCGCCTTGCGGGTCTTGGCGGTCGTAGTAGAAGTGCGGCGCTTCGCGGCCGGCCGCCTTTCGTCCTCCTCATCCTCCTCGTCGATCTCGTCCGACTCGCCCTCGTAGCCTGCCTGCATCTCCTCGTCGGTGAGGAACGGTCGCAGGTTCCGCAGGTCCTTCAGCGAATCAGGATCCTCCTCGATCAGGGCGATTACGTCAGGAGCCAAGGCCGATGGCGACTTGCGGGCGCGGATGTTGTAGCGCGTCTTCCGTCCGGAGCCCTCGCGCTCAACGATCAGGTCGTACCCGTCCTCAGGGTCGGAGATGTCGCCGTAGTCCGGGTCGGCTATGTAGCGCATGATCTGGTCGTACACCTGACGGCCGAACTCCCAGACCTGAATCCCAGTGTCGAGGTCGTTGGGCGTCACTATGTTCGCGTGGAAGCGCACGCGCATCGCGAGCGCTGCGGCTTCCTTCCGGTCGTCCTCGTTGCCGGAGTCGTACAGCTCCTGCGCTCGGTTGCACAGCCAGCACTCGTCGGCTACGCGAAACGCGGCCGGACACGAGATCGAACGCCCACCTATCCAGTGCACGCCGCCCTTGACAATGGTCCTGCCGTTCGCCTCTTCGTGAGGCGGCAGTATGCGCACGTACGTCCTGCCCACCGGCACTGTGAAGAATCGAACGCCTGCGCCACGCTCGGCTTCGTCTTCGTCGCGGTCGGCGAGCATCGCATCCAAGTCAGCTCTTCCCACCACCATTGGTTTTCACTCCTCTCCCAGCGGAATGCTGAGTATCCACAACCCTATACACTACTCGCTCGCGGCGGCAGTGTCGCGTCTCAGGGTGAACGCAAGCGAGTTGAGCATGTCCCTGCGCTGTCGGAAGGCCTCTCGTAGGGCTCCGAGGATGGCCGCCCGACGCACGGCCTCGTTGTATGAGTCAACCAACTCCATGACCTGCTCGCTCGTGGTCACCGCGTCGTCAACGCCGGCCTCGGTTATGCGCTCATTGCGTCCCTTACCTTCGTTCGTCCCACGAAGTTCACGGCCCAGGGCTGCACGCACGACTGCAAGATCCTGCTTTGCGCGACCGACCTCGTAGTCCGCCTGTGCGGCCACCGTAGCTACCCACGCGAACAGTCCCGGTTGTGTGCGCAGGTCCTCGCCAGCGTCGACGGGGTCGATCTTGAGTGCGTCGATCAGCGTGTCGACCCCTACCGTGTAGTCCTCGTCGGCAATAGTGATGACAAACGTCTCGTGTATCGCTTTCATTCGGAGCACCTCTCAAGAAGGACCGCCACCTCGGCCTCCAGCGCGAGCTTGGTCAACGACAGCATGTAGTAGAGTTCCCACGCTGCTGTGCCCGGTGGAGCCAAGTGACTCGCGGACTTGCGCGCACGTGTCTCGATGGAGTCCGGGCCCCTCTTGCAACCTCGGATCCGATTGTAGTAGGCTTGCCTCTTGGACGAGGCCCGTGCACCCTCTGAGATCTTTTGTCGACGCTCTAGTTCGTCTGCGGTTGGTGCCGTCATGATAACCCCCTTGCGAACTGCAGTAACGCCGCAGCATTCACGCATGCACGACGGCGCGCTCTTAGATCTGGCTTGCGGTGTAGGTCACTACTGCCGACGTTGTCGACGTAGCGCGCCTTGCCGCCGAGCTCAAGTTCGACGCCGCAGCACGCGGCCCAGTACGCGAACGCGCTGTCGTTCGAGCGCACCAGAGCGTGAGGATGACTCACGAGACGAACAATCTCTTGCGTGAGTGAGCCATCGGCGCCGAGTAGGTGGATCGACTTTCCAAGGTGCGTCACCGCATCAATGGCTCTGGCTCGGGAGTCCACAAGACTCGGCGAGTCGAAGCGCGAGAAGCACCGTCGGACAGAGTACTTGCTAAGGCCCAACGTGCGCACCGTCGGTAGAGTGGCCAGCTTGTCAGCACACTTCACGTACTCAGAGACGGTCGCGCCTTGCGGTACCGCCATGATGGTTGTGAAGTGATCAACACGTCGCATGAGTGTACCGATGAAATCACGAGTCGCTTCGACCGTACCAGGGCCGTCGAACAGTACGTCAGGGGCGACAACCTCCACAGCACCAATCTCGGCGGCAAGGTCGATCAGTGTGTCGTTGTCAACCAAGGCACCCTCAGCAGTGCCATTGTCAAGTAACACGAACCTACCCGCTGCGGCCGCACGCTTGTAGTATGCTCGGTACCCTTCGTTGTCGCGCGCTAACGGCGCTAGACAGAACTCCAGGTCGCCCAGCGCGCACAGATCCAAGAAGTGAACAGAGCTGATGAAGGCCAAAGCCAGGCGCATCGACTCTACCTCCTACTGGTTCGCCACGTACCGCTTGCAACGACGACACATCCGCAACGTCGCCACAGGGTGACGTCCGGACACGTCGTGTCCGAGACGGTGACAGATGAAGGCGCTTCCGTCGACCTTGTCCGCCAGATGGTCGGGCTGCGTGATCATGCCGATACCATGCAGCAGTCGTGAGAACGCGAGCGCTGCACAACCAACCACCTTGTTCATGAGTTCAACCACGATAGGTTCTCCCCTGCCCCTTACACCCACGCACGCACTCGGCGAGCCGGCGTGGACGGTTCAGCCTGTGCGATGGCGCGCAACATGACGTCACGTCCCAGCTTACTTGGATCGCCCTCGGCGAGCGACACCACATGTGTGTCGACAAAGAGCGCCAACCGAGAGGCGGCATCCTCGGCCTCTCGCCTCGCGTCGGCATCCCAAGCAAGACTGACACTACGGAAGCCGGCCTCGGCCAGAAGCAACACTTGGGCATTGGTGAGGCGCTTACCGAGTGAGGCGACAGCGCGGTCCGGCAGCACAAAGCAGTCAAACACGCCCTCGACCACCACGACACGGTCGATACTGTGGCGCACACGGTCCAGGTTGAACAAGTACTGAGACTGCCGGTTGCCGGACGGCGACAAGATCTTCATAGGTTGTACATCGGTAATGTCGCGCGCTACGAAGGAGACCAGTTGTGAGTTGTGTACCACCGGCACGATGAGCCGTCCGGCATAGCGACCCGTGCGACAGAACCCGATGTTGTACGTTTGCACCAGCTCAGGTGTGAGGTGTCGACGCGCCGCGTAGTTCCAGAACCTACGGTTGCCGGTGCCGACTGGCAACCTCAGACGCTCGAACTCATCTGGTAGTTTGATCGCATCCGACTGTCTGCTCGGCTCGTCGTCATCATCTTCGTCGGGAGTTGCCGGCGCAAGTACGTCACTGATCAGGCCCAACCTACGGAGCGCCTTGACGAGCTGCTCGCCGCGTCCGTGACGTCCGCAGTACTTGCAAGTCCAGAGCCCCCTACGCGCGTGAATGTAGAAGGAGATGCGGTGGTGGTGACAGAACGGACAGGTGCACGACAACTGGTCAGCACCCGACTCAGTTACGTCACGAGCAACGTGCTCGAGTATGGCCCGCCAGCTAGTTCTCGTCATCCTCATCCTCAGGAGGTATGGGCTCAAGAAGTTGAGCGTGGTCGAAGAGCGCCTGAACGGTGACGGGAATGCCAGGCCGTCCACGCCGAGCCGCGACAACGTCGAGTCGCAACAGGGGAGGTTTCGACTTCGCCTCTTCTGGCGTCTGCGACATGGCCACCACGAAGTCTGCCTTCATTGCCTTGCCGAGCGACTCAGCGATCTGGCTGATGACGACGTCCTTGGTGTTCAACGACTGTCGGTTCGACTGTGTCGCCGTCCACACAGGTAGACCAGTGGTCATGCCGAGGTTTCGCAACTCGAGGAACACGTCCGCCTGCTCCTCGTACGCACGCTCATGTCGCTGCCGCGAACGCGCGAGGTCACCGTAGTCAATGACGACGAGGCCGATGCGGTGCTCGAACAGCAACTCCTCAAGATCCGACTCAATGTCGGACACCGATGTGACCTTCGCGGGGAACCACCTGATGAACACCTGAGCGTCTGAGTCTATACGCTGAAGCTGCACCCTGGCCCGTTCATGCAGTTCGGATCCGGTGACGTGTTCACGTAGTGCCGTCTCGACGGACTCACCCACCAGGTGGGCCATGTACCGACCGTACGTATCCTCGGCCGAGTTCTCTAGCGAGTAGTGCACAACCGAAACGTTCCGTCTCAGTGCGCTGGCACCAAGCTGCACAAGCGCCATCGACTTACCGCGCTTGAGTGGGCCCATCATGACACCGAGCTCGCCCGGTCGTAGCCCTCCGCCCAGCGCCAGGTCGAGGCCTGGAATACCGGTCGATATCGACACTCGGTCCAGGCGCTCTGGGGCGAAGTACTCAAGCACCTTGTCGAGGTCGTCTGGGAACACAAGGTACTCGTCCTTGTTCGCACGCACCTGTTGCGCAGCACGAACGACGTCGAACGCCTTGTCAACCTCGCCCTCGTCGAGGTGGTAGCTCGCGGTACGGACTGCCTGCTCGAACTCGCGCACCTTGATGTAGTACTCCAGCCGATCGCGCACGTATGCCGTCACGCCCGTGCTCGGTGCGCCATCCTCCTCGAGGGCGTTCACTAACGCATCCATCAGCTCTGGCTGGACGCCGATCACAGACCATGCGCGCTGAGGCTCGTCGAGCTCGATCTTGAACGATTCGAGCCCGGGCGCTAGCCGATGTCGCTCGTAGAAGTCGAGCGCGAACTCGGCCAGGAAGTGCAGTTCGGGCGCCTTGAAGTGCTCGGGCTTCAGGACGCCGCGGAACGCCCGTAGGAAGTCAGTGTCCTCGAGAAGTAGGTATGCTGCGTGCCGAAGTAGTTCACCCTCGGTGACTTGTTGTGTGCTCATCAACTCCCCACCAGGCGCAGCTTGCCGCGAAGTGGTGGATGTTCCGCCTCCTCGTGAACTCTGCGCACTGCATCCCTATACTCCTGCCGCTCCTTGGGCGTCATGGTCTCGAACTGCTCGTGCTTGGCCTCGCGGTTGCGCAGCGCGTCGTTCGCATCCTGCAGCAGCTCCTCGCGCAACCACCAGAGTCGACGCAACGGTGGCATGTTCAAGTCTCTCGCCTTGTACATGTCCATTGCGAAGAAGCCACTGAGCATAAGTTCAAGAAGGTGGGGCTCGAAGTCGCGTGTGAGGTTCTTCGCATGGCGGTAGTCCTCTGGGCGTGGACTGTACCGGGCACCGTAGGCCTTCTCGAAGCGCTCGCTGAATCGACGCAGGAGCGCCTCGTGCGGTCTCGGCTCCACGAGACGGGGAGCAAGATCGTGTGGGATCTCCTCGAGCGGGCTGTTGATGCGCATGCTGTCCTCCTCAATTTCGAGTCCCTCGTCACTATCATTTTGATAACTTGCGTCTACTTCCTTGGACCTGATCTCCTGGGTCCCGGATCTAGGGGATGTAGGATCTAGAGACAAGTTATCAAAATGAGATAGGGCATCGGTATCAAAAAGCGCGGTCACAAGCAGGCGCGGTCGGCCGCCACCGTGCGATGCCGCATGACGAGTAACGCGGATCAGTTTGGCCCGCTCGAGTTCTTGGCGACCCTTACTTACTTGTGATATCGTCAGGCCGAGCAGACGCGCAGTCGCTGTAGTGGTGAGCATGCAGCCCCTCACGTGCGAGTAAAGCTGCCAGAGCTTGGGTACCACCGTTGAAGGTCGACCGCGCTTACTCACTCACATCCTCGAGCAGGCCCACGCTCTCGAGCCTGTACATAGCTTTGGCGAATGCGGCCTGACTGACGCCGAGGTTTTTTGCGAACGTGATCAGGTCTACCTCGGTATACCCGTCGAGCGCATGCTTCCGTAGGGACTTGTACACCCGCTGTTCGACCGCGCTGAGGTAGTCGCCCCACCGTGTCCAAGCTGTCTCGTCCCACGATGGGTCAGCAAGAGTAAGCGGCATCATGCGCTGCACGGTAGCACCTCCACTTTGCTATGAACCGGGCAGGATCTGCAGGTGCACTTGTTGGTTCGCTGCTCCTCGCGGGTCACCCAGCGGCAATTCTCAGGCGTGTAGTCGCCGTCATTGTCGATGCGGTCAAGCTGCAGTCCCTCGGGCCGCTCGCCCATGTCCTCAAGGAAGTTGACGAAAGTGACCCAGCGCGCGCAGACGGCGATTCCTCGACCACCGTAGTTCTTATAAGAGGGACTCTTGGGGTTCGTGCAGCGCTGCTTCATGTCCGCCCAAATCGTGTAGGTGGAGCTGGGTGGGGTACCGGCTGCCGGATGCTTGGCGTGTCCGTGCGTTAGAGCGCTTCTATTCCCAAGTCCCGTACCCTTCTTGGCTGCGCTGATGGCAGCGCAGTGCTCCAGCGAGCGGCTCATAGCTTTACCACCTCCACCGCGGCTCCTACAGACTTGTACGCTCTGGCACGCTCGCGTGCTTGCCGGAACATCGTTCTGGAATGTGTGTCCCAAAGATCGATGACCTCGAGTCGATCCTTGCCCTCGGCCGTGCGGCTACCGCGACCGATGCGCTGCACGACAACATGCTGAGCGCGACCGCCACCGGCGATCACCAGACCAGCGAGTTCTGGCACGTCAACCCCCTGGTCGAAGATTACACTTGCAATTATAATGTGCTCACCGCCATCGCGCAACCTTTGCAGCACGTCCTTGCGCGTAGCTACCTCCGAGGAGCCGTGCACAAACGGTGCGCCTAGCGCTTGAGCCAGGCGAGCGCCGTGCTCGATCATGTTGACAAGTACCAACGTTGGGCGCCCGTCGCGCGCCAAGGCTTCGGCTGCGGCTACGATGGCCGCGTTGCGTGCATCGTTGCGGACTATCGCGCTACGGTAGAGAGCCGCGTAGTGTGGGAAGTGCCCATCAGCGACGTCGAACATCACCTCCGGCCATGAGGCCAGTGGTGTGGCGACGTTCCACTGAAGCATCGTAACGAACGCCGGCACACTGACGCCCCTCTGCACTGCCTCCTGCGGAGACAGCTCCATGATGACGGGGCCTGTAGCGCCGATGAGTTGGAGCCGCGCACGATCGTCGCCCTGCTTGAACGGTGTGGCCGACCACCCAAAGCGGTAATAGGCCGGTACGGACATCACGACGGGCATGTACGTTTTTGCCGGAAGGGAATGGCACTCGTCGTCATGCACGACGTCGAAACTCCGCAGTACGTAGCGAGCCTCCTGTTCGTCCGTTCGTAACCATGATCGTAGTGACTGAAGCATGGCGATTGTCACATCGCCCAACTGCCGGCTTCCTGCCCCGAAGACACCGATACGCACACCCGGCAGACGCTCCTTGAACCGCTTGGCAGTCTGCACAGCGAGGTCACGACTGTTGACCAGGACAAGCGTCCGCAGTCCAAGTGCTGCCGTGATGGCCATCATCATCTCGGTCTTGCCCGTGCCGGTTGCCATATGGAAGACTCCACGCTCGTGCTCAAGAGCGGCAGCAACCGCCGTCTCCTGGTAATCTCGCAGCGCGACGGCCAACTTCCATGGGGTGCCCGGTTCTGGTTTGGAGCGGTCATAAACGTACTCGAAGACGATGTCCTCCGCAGTGAGTGCTGCGGCCACATGCTCCACCAGGCCGGCCGGGAACGCTCCGCGTCGAGACAGTAGAGTGCGCCGACCATCCCACTTGCCTGCCTTGTAAGCTCGCGTGAACCGGAAACCCTTGTCCCAGTAGCTGAGCGCCTCTCGAACGGTACGCAGTGCAGCGGGTGGACCCTCAACGCCCGCCAGCGTGTTCGTGACGTAGAGCCTCGTGCTCACCGCCTCACCTTCTGCGTCCTGCCGACGTACTCGGTAGACATGGACTCGCGCACGCGCGTCACGAACGTGCCAGCCCTCAGCTCGCTCCACCCGCGCTCGAGATCGTCGAGTGTGAGCTCTTTGTCTTCACCCCAGCGCTCGCGCACCTTGACGGCTACGGGCAAGTACCACCCATCCGGCCACCTGAGTCCGCCCCAGTATCGATTCGTCGCGAAGGGGATGATCAGCTTCGGTACACTATACATGACGTCGTGGATGAGCCGCTTGCAGGCGTCGATGTGCTTCGTAGGCACGACGGAGATCAACGAGTCATGCAGGCTGATGGCGAGGTGGGCTCCATACTCGTGGTGAAACACTCGTGCTGGGTAGTCCCCAAAGCGCTCTCTCAGCAGTCGATGTATGAGGATGCTGTCACCGTACTCCTCGACGCCCTGCCAGTCGTTCAACCCGATCGTTGCGAGGTGCAGAATGTCCGCCGCCGAGCCCTGTGGGAACATGCTGATCGCCTCTCTACGGAAGTGTCCTTGCTCCCAGTTCGGACGTCCGTAGACGAGCCCGTCTATCTTCCATTTCCGGAAGTGGCGCACTCGGTCGAAGACGTTGGCCGCGATGCGGCGCTCGTTAAGGAGCGCTCTGACCTGGTCGTGATATTCTCTGATCGCCGGATAGACCTTGAAGTAGTTGTCAATCTCCGCCTTGGCCTCGTCAAGGGGAATACCGAACGCCGCAGCAACGGAGCCCGGCCCACGACCGAAGTTCACACCATGGGTGAAGGTCTTGGCCTTCATTCTGTGGTCGCCAGTAACCTCCTCAAGTGGCACGTGGAGAACACTCACGGCTGCGGCCGCATGCATGTCCAAGCGCTTATGCCCTGTCAATGCAAGGTGCTCCTCGAGCTCGTCTGGGATCTCGAAGTACAACGAACCGCAGGTCGCGCAGGACTGCAACTGCTGTATGTAGAGATCGCAGCCGGCCACGTACGCCTCGATCCTGTTCTCAATCTGGCTGTAGTCCGCATCAACGAGAAGGTGATCAGCGGGTGCGCGAATCATGTTGCGCACGACCGGACTACCGGGTGGGTTCTGCACGTTCGGTCTGGAGCTCGAAAGGCGCCCACTCTCAGTGCCTGGGATGTGGAAGGTTGGATGCAGGCGACCGTTGGGTTTGACGTATCGCAGCCACGCCTTCGCCTTGTCGGTTCCGTCACCAATGAATGTCGAGCGCAGCTTGAACACCTGGCTCAGCTCGAGTAGCGTCGTCAAGACCTCTCTTTGCAAGGACGTGAGCTTCGGCGTCTCGAGTAGGTCCAGTATCGAGCCCTTGGACGACTCACCCTTCGCGGAACCCTGTGAGCCGGCCTTCTTCGTCTCCTCCGCGCTGGGCCTCTTCAAGCCCAGTCCGATCTTCACGCCCTCCTCACCAATGTGTTCGTACAGCAACCGCTTCAGCTGTGTGTGACTGTTGTAGTTTGTGGGCGGCCTAACGCCACCCCGAACGAGCACCTCGTCGAGGTGCTCCCTGAGCTCTCTCACCTTCTTGTCTATTTGTGTCCCGAGAGCTCGCATGTACTCGACGTCCATTGGGATGCCTTGGCTTGATGCGTACGTCAGGGCGCGCGACAGCGGCATAGCGATCTCATGGAGCAGCCACTCGCCTGCTGGGTTTATCCTGCGCAGCTTCTCGAGTGTGATGTCCTTGAGGCGACGCTCGCAGTCGGCGTCGGTTGCACTGTACGTCCAGAGTGTCTCCTCAGGGGCACACGCGTAGGAGTGCTTGATCGTCGGTGCCCAGCGCTTGAGTTCTACATCGTACTTGGGGAAGATACCGTAGACCTCACTCAAGTGTTCGAGGTCGTGAGACCGCTTCTGTTCGTGGTAGAGATGATGTGAGAGCATCGTGTCGTACTCGAAGCGGCGGACACGGATGTCAAGCTGCTCACGGCAGAAGGCTATGTCGAACGCACCGTTCTGTGCGGACTTCGGCACATCACTCTCGAGGATCTCCTTGAGTACGGCCTTCACGCACACCAGCGCCTTCGGAGACCACAGTGTGCGCGGCGTACCGCGCCTCGTCCCTACGGTCTCGAGCACTTCTTCGAGCGAGAGACCGTCGCATTCGATGTAGCGGCCGACCAGCGGTATGACGTACCCTTCACCTGGCACCGTTGAGAAACTAGCGCACAGCACCTGGTTCTCATACGGATCCAAGCCCTCGGTTTCGAGGTCGAATGTGATCTCTTCTGCACTGAGTAGGTAGTCCCGCAACTCGTCGAGCTGTACCAGCGCTTCGGTCTCGGTGCACTCCGGACCGGGCACGACTATGCGGTAGTCGCCAAACGCCTCGAACTCGCCGGCCTCTTCCTTTGTCGGTTCCGGTAGCGCGTTGGGTTGCAACGCATCGTACGCCCGTTGCAGGTCAGCACGGAACTGCTCCTCGTACTGATCCTCATGTTGCATCACTGCACTTGGGTGGTACGTGACGACAGTTTTGACTCCAAACTGGTCGCACTTGAACGGCTTGCCGCGCGCCTGTCCGACGGGCATCTCACAGTGCACGGCATCGAGCGCGGAACCACCAAGTGCTACGATGAGCTTCGGGTTGAGTTGCTCAACGTCCTCCTTGAGGTACTGACGGCAGATCCCGATCTGCTCCGTCGTCGGAGGTGCCTGTGTGCCGCCGCGCTTCGGTGGCCAGCAACGGCAGGCGTTCGCGTATGCCACACGGGCTGGGTCGAAGCCGACTTGGCGCAGTCCGTCCCTGAGGTACTGACCGGCTCGTCCTACGAATGGACGTCGTCGCTGGTCCTCGTCCCTACCGGGTGCCGCACCAACAAACAGTACATCAGCACCCTCAGGCAGTGTCGAGTTGACAACTGCGCTGCGGGGCTCGCGGGACTTCCAGAGTGGACAGAGCCTGCAATCGGGTGGTGCTGGCATTTAATCGTGCATCAAGTGGAGCCGCCTGGCGGCCTCCTTGAGTTCTCCCATGCCCTGTACTCCTCCGAACACGACATGTGCAACCTCGAGGAGGAGCCGGCGTGTGCTCGATGTCGGGAGTCCGAGCATGCGAGCTGCTTCTCGCTTGCTGTAGTCCTGCACGAGCACAGCGTGTGCAAGTCTGAATGCGTCGTTGCTGACGGACCCCCTAAGGTCCTCTACGACCGCCGCGACACTTGGGCGCCCGAAGCTGAGGTCCGGCACGCAGGCCGCGATCTCATCCGTCAGTCGAAGCATCTGGGCGTGCTCCCTCCGATGCTTCAGCTGTCGCGCACGTCGTTGGGAAAGGCTGGACAAGCTCCTGCGCATGGCGAGACGAAGGAGTGTATTGAACGACGCGCCGCGCGAGGAGTCGTAGGCCCTGTCCACGCGCAGGAACGCGTTGTGTGCTTCATCGATGAGCTCGTCGACGTCGACATGACGTGCGTACGTAGCCTTCGCGTAGCGCACTGCGGATGCGATAAGGGGTCGTGTCTCGATGTAGCGGGCCGTGGTCAACTCAGCGGACCTAACATGCTTCATCAGCTTACTCCCTTGAAACGTGAGATGTCAAGCGTCGAAACGCGCCTGCGCTTGCGCTCACGGTAACGGCGGCCCCACTCGCGCTGGTGCGCCTTGCGCTCCTCGTCCGTTAGCCGGCGTGGTCGAGGACAGGCAGCTCTCGGTGCAACCTTGAGTCCTGCCTCCCTGGCACTGAGGTAAAGTACACCATACGAGCCGAAGCCGTGTTCCTCGAGCACCATCAAGAAGGCAGCCATGAACTCGGGTCCGTGTCCGCACCAACAACCAACAAGAGCGTGCACCGTCTCGTGCAGAACCACCAGAGTATGCCGAGCCCACCTCGGCAGGGTAATCAGCCACGGCGAGCCACGCGCCATCCGCCACTTGTGAGCTGTCGCCCTCACACGAGGGCCTTCACCAGACTTGTAGCGCTGCCAGACCTCTCGAACCAGGTCGGCACACTGCGTAGCGGACAGTTGAATGTTCGCCGGCGAGGACTGGAGTTGCGCCTGCCAGCGGTACTCTCGCTGCCGCTGAAAGTCCCTAATCTTGGTCACGATCTGCACCGGTGCCCTTCCCTCGCTTGAGTTCAGCTTTGCGCTCCTCCATGACCTGGCCCAGCTTGCTGAGCGAGGTGTGGATCACGCGGCCGTCCTTGAGGTGAACCTCAATGGGCGTGCATGCCGCGAGGTACGCCTGCATCTCGTCCGAGTCCAAGCTGAGACGGCCGTCGGCGCGGTAGGTTGTGCGCACACTTCTGGTTGTGCCACTGGCCACCTGCCGAATCTTCTGGCGCTCTCGGTACTGCCGACCCAGCTCCTTGGCCCGTTCTTTGTTCCGCTGGTACCAGCTCGTCATTTCTAGTTCTCCTCGTCCTCCTCGTCTTCGCTCTCCATGAACCGGACTTCGACGACGACCGGACGTCCACGAACGTCCCGCTGAACGTACACAGGATAGGAGCCGTCGCCGTAGCCGGTGGCTGAGATTGCACCCTCGCCGAAGCCGAAGAAGTGCAGGTCGTCGTCCCACTCGCCGTCCGACTTCTTGTAGCGCTCGAGTACCGCGTTGTAGTTCAGTGGGAACGCACCGGCGCAGCCGATGAACATCTGGCCACTGTCCACACCGTTATGCCCGAGAAGCTCGTGCGAGGATGTGAAGGGGCTGGTCTCGAAGCCCTGGCGCGTGGCGCGCAACACGCTGACGCGGTCGCCCCAGTCGCCCTCGTCGCTGGTCTTGACCTCGGCCACCCAGGTGCCCTCACAGTCGTCGAGGATGACGCCCAAGTCGCCCAGCGACTCGAGTTGGTCGTCCTCGTCAATGTAGCATGGATCGGCGATCAGCAGTTGGCCTTGTACGCTGAACGCCACCCTGGTCACGATCTCCTCCGCCATCCGATCCTCCTTCTCTGCTCACCTTGAGCAGAACTTGCAGGCCTGGCGCGAGCCGCGCTTGCTGCACGGCGTCGTGTCCTTGGCCTTGCCCATGTCCGGGCAGCTCACCGGACCGTGATCTACGAGCGTGCCTTGCTCGACCGTGTCCTCGTCTTCCTCGAACCCGAGGACCGGTTGCTCGATGCCGCGCTCTTGTTGCTCGGCCCACTGCCGGCCTTCGCGAGCCAACTGGTGGCCGTACTCGCGTTCTATCTTCGTGGCGGCTTTGGCAGCCAGCACACGTTCGCACTCGCGGTTGGGGTCGAGCTTGTCCCGTTTGCGCTCGCGGTAGCGCCGTGAGGCTTCCTTGCCCTTCTCTGTCTGCCAGTACTTCATCTCTACCTCGCTGCCTTCTGGCGCGCTGTCCAGCCGGCCCAACCACTGTTGCAACCGTCCCACCGCCACCGGTAGCCGTCGTAGTCGAACCACAGGTAGCGCTTACTACCGCTCTCGCTCACGATGATGGCCCGGTGCCAGGAGCCGGTGTAGTAGAGGTCTACGATGTGCCACCGTTCGTGGCTGCGGCCTTCGAGCCGCTCAACGTAGGCGTCCAACTCAGTTGCGTGCTCGTCTGTCATCGACATCTCCTACCTCCTACTTTGTCCTCTCGTTGTAGTGCTCGAGGTTGAAGACGATCATCGCAGTGAGCATCGAGGTGCTCTGCGGTTGGCCCTTGCTCTCTGTCGTCTTCATCTCCTCTTACCTCCACCTATATCATCCATGATAGGAAGACAGAGGTCAACGGGTTTTCACACGCATTATCTACTTTCGGGATTTGATATGCGAATAACTCGTGGCTCGCGCCGCTCTATTTCCGAAGTAAAGAGGGTCAAATATATCCTGATTCCACGGCCTACCGGACTATACAGGTCTTCCAATCGACAGCGATTCTCGTGCATCCTACTGCGTCTGAGAACGTTTAGCTGTGAACCCGATTCACCTGCGGTAAGCGGTATAGAGAGGTGAGATGGGAGTTCCACTTAAACGTCGCACCGCACGAGAGATGACTGAGCCGGAGCGGGCTTGGGTAGGAGCGCTGCTTGAGGGCGAAGGCAGTGTTTACCCTAACGGCGGCGGCACCACGATATGCGTAGCTAACACCGACCTCGAACTGATCTCGGCTTTGTTACGGCTCACTGGGGTTGGATGCGTGTCTCTGCAGACACGTGCAGGGCAACGTAGAGGAAGTGGCACCGCCCGTCATGATCTTTGGTTGTGGACTCTCCACCGACACAACGACGTCTACGCGGTTGCCTGCCAGTGCACCGAGTATTCGCAGAAGGCTCAACGCGCCATGAAGCTTATCGAACAGCGGGAGGCCAAGCGTGCAGAGCACTAAGCCAATCACAATCGGCGTCGACGAGTGTAATTTTAGTCCGAGTATCTGTGGCGACTGTGTAGTCGCGGCTTGCACGTTGACTGCCGAGCCACCTGAGGGGCTGCTCGGAGACTCCAAGAAGCTGTCGCGGGCACGACGGCTCGCAGCCTTCGAGTGGCTGCAAGAGAACTCGCTGTACGTCGTGGAGATCGCCGCAGTGAACCACATCTCGCTCTGCGGTGTGTACAAGGCGCGCAACGCAGCCGCGAGGCGGGCCGCCGAGGGCTTGATAGCCCTCCTGGAAACCCAGGACGTGTGCGTCGTCATCGACGGCAACCCCTTCCCGTTGGGGTCACCAGGACGGCTGTGGCAGCACTCAACCCAGGTGAAGTTCATCGTACGTGCCGACGAGACCGTGCCCGAGGTCTCGGCTGCGTCCATTATTGCCAAGACCTACACTGACGCCCTCTTCGACGGCTGGGGTCGGAACTGGGCTGGCTACGGTATGGAGCGCGACCACGGCTCCCCGAGTACGAAGCACAAAGACGCACTGCGCAAGCAAGGCCCATCGCCGCTACACCGCACCCACCACTACGGAGCCGACTGGTGGAAGCAGCTACTGGGTACGGACTGTCACTGCGGTTCGATTGGGCGTCGATACCCCATCGGGTCGTAAAGAGCAGGGGGAGACACTCATGCTGAGCATCACGACCAAGGTCACAGTTCCAGGCTACCACCATTGGGCCGGCGCTCCGGACAATGCACAGAACTTCCTGAAGAACATCCACCGACATCTCTTCACGTTCGAGGCCGAGGTGCAGGTAACCGGAAGCCGCCAGGTCGAGTTCTTCGAGTTGCAGGAGCGGATGCGCTACATACTCGAGAGGGTCGGCTACTTCAACGGCCTACTTGTGAGCAGACATGGCACATCGATGTCGTGCGAGCAGATGGCTGAGACGATGGCACGGGCGCTGTACAACCAGCACGGTCACATGGTGCTGAAGGTGTCCGTGTCAGAGGATGGCGAGTCTAGCGGGACTTGGACGCGCGACCGATACGAGTAAGTCATGCGGCAGTTACTGACGCGCGAAGCGGTTGAGGACATCGTGCTCGCACTCGCCGAGCGCATCGAGGACGATGAGCGCCTCGGCGACGACCCCCTGATGCTCGGTGTGTTGAATGGTGCGTTCATGTTCGTCGCTGACTTAGTGCGCGCACTCGAATGTGGTGTCGCGTGGAGTCATGGCGACGTCGCATTCATTGGTGTGTCCAGCTACGGCGACAAACAGACCAGCTCCGGTGAACCTGTGTGCACCTACCGACCCGATGTGAACCTGCGCGGACGAACCATACTACTGGTGGAAGACATCGTGGATAGCGGCTGCACCATCGAGTGGCTCGACAGCTACTTACACGATGCTGGTGCCGAGCGTGTGCTTGTGTGCTCGCTGCTGGTGCGTGAAGGCAAAGAGCACCTGGTGGACTTCATCGGGCGCGTGATCAAGCACGGCGACTTCGCATTCGGCTACGGCCTAGACTTGAAGCACCGCATGCGGGGCCTGCCGGACATATGGGTCGAGTAGTAGGGAGGCCAACATGAGTGGCAGCAAGACACGAGCCAGCTTGGCAGTCGAGCTCCGCTTGACGGAGCCGATCACCGTCTACCTCGCCGGCCCGATCTCGCACTTGTCGTACGACGAGGCCATGAGCCGTCGCGCCGAGCTTATTGAGCCGCTGCGGGCCGCACAAGTCACCTACGGAATCAGGTTCGCCATTCGTTCCCCCATGAGGGGCAAGATGTTCCTAGCGCACGTGCGCGGTCCGTTGAAGCCCGGTGGCTATCGGCAAGCCATGAGCACCGACTCGGCCATCGTCGGCAGGGACGAGACAGATGTCCGCGTCTGCGAGGTCATGATCGCAGACTTCCTCGGTGCGCCCGAGAAGAGCATCGGCACTTGTGTCGAATTCGGCCTCTGCTTGGCGTGGCATAAGTTCGTGATCATGATCATCGAGGAGGGTAAGCTCAACCCTCACGACCACGGCTTCCTCCGGCGCATCGCCCACTGTATAGTCCGCACGCGGGAGGAGGCGGTCAAGGCGCTGCTCCAGTATGCAGGAGTCGAGCCGGACGAGAGCTAGAGCCGTAGTGTTGCCCTCAGCGGTGATGTATAGTGAGCGCACAAGGCAGGAAATGTGTGATGGTGGCTCGCAGAACTTCGGAAGTCGATGCGGATCTCGCCGAGTTCCGCGGCCAGGTGCTTGAGTTCATGCGTCACCAGGACGAAGTCAACGCGTCGTTCAGTCACTTCCTCGTCAACTGTTTTCCCCACTTCGTCGAAGCCGTCGGTCGGCTCGAAGGCAGTGTGCGGTGGATCATGTGGGGTCTCGGCGCGCTGGTGACAATTGGGCTAGCGGCTGGGGTCGCTAACGTAGTGTCGGTGTTCAAGTAGGAGGTTCGAGGACATGCTCTCTAAGCTCATTGCCTTCGTGAAGTCGTATCCGGTGGTCGGCGCTACGTGGCGCCTACTTCGTGCGGCTGGAGCCTACGGACTCGGCGCGGCAATCGCCTACCTCGCTGGGCACTTCGCCGGTCTCCCAGTGCCCGTCGTTTGGATTCCTACCATCGGTTTCTGCATCCAGGCCCTCGACAAGTTCCTGCGTGAGAAGGGCGTCATCAACTACCCCTAATCGAACACGCACGGGTGCGGGATGTGTTTCACGTTCGACCGTGAATCCGGTAACGCATGAGGACAGGAGTGTAAGATGGACAAGAACACAGTAGCGGTGTGGGGCTGGGTCCTTAGCGCAATGGACGGGGGCAACCTCGACCGCATCGTGCAGCGCCTTCGCGATAGTGGCGTGACCATGCTCATCGGTCCAAAGGCCTGGGACAGCGGGCAGTGGATGACGAACGTCATCTGGAAGGAAGTCCGCGACGCCCTCAAGCAACGGATGCCAGAGCTGAAGGTGTACGCCTGGGGCTACTGCTATCCAAGCACTGCGGTAGCGGACGGTGCGCGCGCTGCCGAATGCGTGACCTACGGACAAGCCGACGGCGTCGTGCTCGACGTCGAGATCGAGTTCGAGAACCATCCGCGCGAAGCCCAGCTACTGTGCGAACGCTTCCGTTCGCAGTGTCCCGACACGGACTTGCTCTACTCCACGTTTGCACTCCCTGCCTACCACAGTGCCTTCCCCTACAGCACCTTCCAGCGCTACTGCAACGGACTCGTGCCGCAGCTGTACTTCACCTACTGGATCCCGCCTACAGGAAACATGTTCCAGAACGTGACCGCTGCCGCCGGTGCGATGTGTACCCAGCACGGCGCTATCGGAATCGGCTCGGACAGCTTGATCGTGACCGCTGACCTCTACGACGAGGGCGGACACCGCGCCCCGACAGCGGCCGAGATGGAGGAGTTCGCGCGTGCCTGCAAGCAGCTCAACTGCGGAGGTATCGCTGCCTGGTCCTACCAGCACATGAGCGATGCACTCTGGAGTGCCTTCCAGCGGGCCGAGGCGATATTCGCCTCAGCGGCACCATCGGACCCATGCGCTGAGGTGAAGGCTCAATTGGCGGCAGCCCTTCGACAAGTCGACGCGCAGTCCGCACTCCTCAGCCACTCGGTGACACAGATCGCCGAGCTGACCACCGAGCGCGATAACCTCCGCCGTCAGGTGGAGACGATTGCGGCACAGCGCGACGCGTATAGTGCTCAGGCGGAAAAGCGGCTGAAGAGAATTCGCGAGCTGGAACTGATCATCAAGGGTGCTGGCCAACTGGCGAAGGCAGTCTCCGACTCGTTGAACGGCGTCAAGCCCTACACGGACTAGACGTTCGGGTGCACGCCCCGCAAGAAGTAAAACTGCCAAGACTTGCCCACAGTAGTCTGCGTCTCTAGTCCACATACGGGACCCGTTGACGTCGTCTGTCCAGGCAGGTTAGCCACGAACGTATGGCTCGCCAGCACCTCATAGGCTGCGTCTAGCAACTCCACAAGGATGTTCGGTACCGTGTCATCGACTGTGATGCGCACGTAGACCGCGCCTGTGCTGGCGGCGATCCCACTGTCCACGATGTTCTGCGTCACGTTGTCCTTGCTCACGAACCGCCAGTTGGTGTCAGCGCGCGGAGTGGAGAACTGCACACCCACGTAGTGACCAGCCGGGTCGTCGGCGCCGGCCATGGTTACCAGAGTCTGGTTGGACAGTCCGAAGAAGCAGCGCACGTTGGCTATGCTCACCAACTTCAGCTTGAGCAAGATGCGAGGACTCTGCCGGCGGGTGTGCACCTTCTGGGCTGTGAGAAACGCGAAGCCGCCCTCGTTGCCGGACACCGCGCCTGAGAGGAAGCTCGCGTACATACCGTCCGCGTCTTCCAAGCAGTAGCTGTCCGTGCCAGATATAGTCAGGGTTCCACCGGCGTAGAGACCTGTTCGGGAAGCTACGGTTGACGAGTAGCCAGGCTGCATGTCGCCCCACTGGCCCTTCCCGATCATGACGTCCGCGAGCGTGCCACCGTCACCGCCCGGAGGAGGAAGTGTCAGCTTGAGTACCTGGCCCTCTAGCTCAAGTGCAGGGTCACTTCCAGGATCGAGCGTCACCGCCGCGTGGTGTGGTGGGCCGTCGCCGATGGCTGTATGCTCGGCGTCGCGCATGATTGCGGCAGGGATGTCCGCGTCGTCCAGTACTCGGAATGCCGGCGGGGCAGCGGGGGCGGCGGCTGGCCCAGCGAGCACCATGTTCGGCTCTTCGCTGTTCGACTGTACGAGCTTCTTGACAGTCACCGTACCAGCGATGGTGTCCACCACGAGAACGCTGGTGAGGTCGGCCGCTTCGACGATGAAGGCCCCCTCGTCGTCTGTCGTGATACGGACGCCGAACATGAACTGCTGCCGACCGGGGATGTTGACTCCGGTCGTCGGGTTGATCGGGTTGAGTTGCCCACTCGCTGTGCTGCCTGTTGCGCTGCCTGCACTCATACCGTCAATCAGGCGCTTGATCCGAATGGACCACTCGTACTGCACCGAGTTGAACCCGACAGTCCAGTGGGCAGCACTGTCGTCGCCGACCTCCAACGTAATGGCGCGGACACGGAAGCGCTCCATGTTGATCTTGCCGGGGACGTCGACGTAGACCCAGTCGCCGATGTCGAAGTTCTCAAACACTTCCGACGCGCCGATGATGGACTCCACTACCGACGTGAAGCCCTCGTCTGCCTCACTCAGCGAAGCGAGGGCCAACGCCGCCGCACGACCGGCGGTAGAGATGTCCTGCTTGGTGGCGTCCATGAACGTCTCGCGCCGCGGGAAACTGCTGGCCTTCGCGAACTCACTCAGGCCCGAGTCCGAGGCTACGAGCGCGATCGTCTTGACGGAACCGGATGTGCTCTTGCGATGCTTACTATAGAGGTTGTAGCCCTGGCGGAACGTCGTTGGGGCCTGACCGACAGTTCGGTCGATGCCGCGTGACACGTAGACCTTGAGCTTGATCCCACTGGTCACGTAGGCGTTGTAGCCCATCGTCACGAACTGGTTTAGTAGTGACGTCAGCGTGATGCCCGGTTCGACATCCATTGTGAACGTCTCTGGCCACAGCTCGCCGTTACTGTCCACCTCGTCGGTAAAGCCGACCGTCATGCCGAGCAGGGCTCCGCGGGCGGCCGCCTTCGCGACCTGATCTGCGAGGATGTAGCCAGGAGTTCTGTCGACGTAACTCGTCAGCAGTGGTTCGCGATCGGGCCAGTTGGGTGGGTAGACGACGGCGTTGTCAAGTAGTGCGAACGGACCACGTCCGGCAACGTTGTAGCCCTGAACAGACTCTTCGCCCTCCTCCAGAACCACCTCTTCAACCTGCTCGATCAGGAACGCACAGCGCTCGATTCCGTCGTAGTAGATCCGCACGAGGTTACCATGCGCCAGGTTGGTTGTCGTTGCCTTGAGGTCAGAAGCGTGGATCGAGAACTTGCCAGCACCTGTGTTGTCGAGCTCCAACGAGGCGCCAACACCGAACGCGTTCTCCAGGATCGCGAGCAGCGTCCCGAAGTTGTCACGATCGTAGACGCGAACCTCGACACCGATGCCTCGAAGCGGCTCTTCGGACAGTACGGTGAACGTGCGCGAGTTGGATTCGTCCTCGTGCACCCTTGTGTGCAACGTGTGGACTTGCCCCGACTCGGCGTCCACTGGGACCGTGAAGATGCCACGACGATTGCGGACACCAGTCGGACCGCCGCAGATCAACTCGTTGAGAAGTACCTCCAGCTCGAAGTCCCAATCGATCCATCCGTAGTCGTCGCCGTCGAGCGTGAGGTCAGAGTCGTTCCCACTGAAGTCGGCCACGGTCGCGCCGGCGCCGTCGTCGAAGTGCCACAGCCCTACCGTGTTAGGGTTGGGCGAGTACTCCCATTCCGGTGCGTAGTTGACTACACCGAGGTTGGCCTGAACGATCTGCATCTCACGGACGTCGGCCTCGACGTAGCTCGCCGTGCCGCCCACGCGCATGTAATCGATAGCGTGGTTGGTGACCGCGGCTGAAGCGACGAGGACACCGTCCACCAGCAGGTGAAGCGAACCGCCAGCGTAGACCAAACGAACAGCGTGCCAGTCGCCGTCGTCGTAGTGACCGAGCGTAGTGAGGATCGTCGCACCGTGCTTCGCACGCACGTGTCCCTGGTTGAGCTCGAGGATGTAGCGTGTGAGGACGGGCGCACCGTTCGTGCACAGCTCTACCAACGAACCGGTGCTCTCCCCAGTCGGATCCTCGTACGGACCTTGACGCTGACTTCTGAACCACGCCTCCAAAGTCCACGTCGTCTGCGTTGAGGTGAACACACCGTAGGCGTGACTCGACCCTTGCACCCAGTAGCCGCTGGCGTCGTACGCGTCGTCTTGTCCGAAGCGGAGGAAGACGCACTCATCGCCGAAGCCCAGTCCTTCGAAGACGACCGTGTTGCCGACCCTACCGTATGGGGGAACCAGCGACTCCAGTCGAGGTGCAAACGCAAACTCTGGGCCAAGTTGATCGCTGACATGACCGACGGCGTAGTCGCCTGGGTTCTGAACAAGAACAAGACTGGGCTGCGCGCCGACCTTCTCTTCGACGCCGACGTTCTGCGCAGCGTAATCCGAAGGGGTGAGAGGAGTCAGGACCTCTACGCCGATGTTCTCGTCAATGTAGTAGCTGACTTCAGCCACAGCACACTCCGGATCTAAGACCTAGACCCAGACATCCACGTCGGGTGTAATCCTGCACGAGAGTGTACCAAGCACGGCATTGGTCGGAGGTGCACACCGGAGGTAGATCACGCTGCTCACCTGACCTGGCGCGAGGTCACCGATAGCCTTCGACTGGGCATAGTCGATGCCGTCGAGACTAAGTAGTGTCCACGACGAGGCATTGCCATAGCTCGGTCCCTGCTCCACCGTAAGTGTGATCCCCTGAGCTGTCTTGGCAGCCGAGACGTTCTTGACGTAGAACTGGTGTACGTGACTAGCACCGCGCGCCTGGTCCTCGAAGTCCTCGTCGGTGGTCAACTCATCACCATCGGAGTCGGTGAACGAGAGGCGGTCCACTGCACCGGCCTCCAGTCCGTACAGGTGGACGACCGCGAGTAGCGCACTGGTGGAGGCCAACGTGAAACCGAGCTTGAGACGGTACGCGACGTGCGCGGCAGCCGCACCGGCCGCCAGGATCGACTGGCGGTAGTTCGGTCGCGTGATGAGTGTCTCGTCCACGGCCAACCCTGAGACGACTGTACTCCACGAGCCGTCGCGGCCGTTGGTAGTGTCGTCGGAGTACTCGACATCGAACAGCCCGAAGCGACCAGCCGGGACGGTGTCGCCGATGACCTTGACATCGGCGAGCTTGCGCACTTCAGGGAAGAGGAAGCACAGATACACGAACTGCCCCGCAGCGATCTGGCCACCGCCAAACAGCGTGTTAACGGTGTCGCTGTCCTCGTCGTTGATAGCGTCGATCTGCGCGCCAGTCAGTGTGTTGATCCCCTCAACGTCTGTGCGCCAACAGATCACCTGAGTGTTGTCCCTGTCGTACGCCCACCGTCGTGACGGCGGAGCTGGATAGTTAGGCATGTGTCACCTTCCCTACAGGTATCTTGGCTTGTACGTGATCGTAGCCACCGCGTCCGGCGCAGAGTCGGAGTGCAGCGAGAGCGAGTTGGAGCCAGGCAGCAGCTTCATGAACGCTGGGTCGCCGGCGTGGCGCAGCGAGCCGATGATACTGACCGGGCCACCGCCGGTGTCGAGCGTCGCCGTGAAGTTCTCGCAGTCGACCGCGAGGATGTCGTCCACGAGCATGGTCGCCAGCACCTCGACGTACCAACCCGAAGGGTGAGTGAGGCGCGGGTTCTCGCAAGCTCCGACGACCTCCCACACCAGGTTCGCCGTCTCGAACGTTCCTGGATGGTTGATCACCCACGGCTGTGTCTCAAGCCACCCACCAACGATGCTGAAGTTGTTCCACCGCTTGCTTCCAACGGCATTTGCACCCAGCCCATGCTTCGTGGCTGTCTGGTTGAACGAGTCAGTAATCGAGGCGACGAGACTCTCGTTGACGTAGAGCTGGATACTATTGCCGTCAAGTACGACCTTAACTACGTCGCCGTCTTGCGGTGCGGGATCGCCCTCCCACAAGAGTGTATGCCCACCGGCCTGCCTCCGATAGATGTAGTAATGAGCGCCGTCCACGTTCACAAAAAAGCCGTTGTCCACGTCGCTGTACCGAAAAGCCACTCTCTGACCGTTGGCCCACTCCGAAAGGACGACCTGCACGGTACAGTCCGACAGGCCCACGTCTATCACTGCCAACTCCTTGTCTCCGCCTCCTGCGGCTGCAAGGTAGGCCTGATTGTCAACGATGCCCCACGTGCCCCAAAGGATTTCCCAAGGTTGTCCTTCCAGCAAACCACCATCCAGATTCCCCAGGTTCGCAGCATCATTTGACCTATCGAATGTGTCAGAAGCCCAAAGCAAGTCGTGCTCCAACGTCTCCACCGTCGTCGGCCCGTACCAGAACGGATCGGGCATCACCATGTCGACGGTGAACCGTGCGACCGCACCCTTAACGGAGTCGAAGTCCAACGTGCCGAGTACCTCCGCGACCGCCGTGCGCTCGCTCCCATCGGGTAGAACCCTTCGCAATGTGAGGAGACTATCACGGCGGCCGAAGAGTTGACGCAGTGCGTCCAAGTTGTCGTAGAGTGTGGCGAGACTGTCGAGGTGATCAGGGATCCCCCCGTCCGGCGTACAACCGAGCACGAACATCGACAGCGCCAGCTTGCGCTCGTCGTAGTACTTCACGCGCGAGCGCGAGCCGTGTCGATACGGGATCACGAGATTGTCGCCGCGTGTTGGCGGTATCCCTGTTCCCGTCGGTACAGCTTCGATGTTCCATGCCAACGTTCTGAGCGACTGGTTGTCTACGTACCAAGCCTCCATGGCTACCACGCTCCCAAGTGACCGAACTGAAGCAACTTGCGATGCAGGCTGTCCTCCGCGGCCTCTGGTCGCGGGTTGTAGACGTGAACGTTGAGTTCTCTCTTACCTGGACCGGCCTGCTGCCCAGCGAACTTCTGGAGCACGTTCAACGGCCCAGCGCCCGTCGGGTTGAGAACGCCCATCTGTCGCGGCAGGTCCTTGACTCCAGCGCCCCAACCACCGAGCAGCCCAGCGGCCATGTCACCACCGACCTTGGCGAACTTCGTCGAAGGCGACTCGGCGCCGGCCTCCTCCTGAGCGGCCGCGATAGCGGCGTCGATGATCTCCCTGATCCTGTCGTAGAGTGTACCAGCGGCCGCATCGAGCCCACGGATCATACCAGCGATCAGTTCCTCCCCTACACGTCCAAACATCGAGCTGCCCTCGCCCATGGCGTAACTGAACGCTCCACTGGCAGCGTAGCCGACGAGCGCCGCACCACCCTGCTTGGCTGGTTCGACGCCGGCGATGATGGCCGCGGTCGCGGATGCAACGACAGCATCACCGATACTCGGCGCTTCCGCCTCGGCTGTATCGGTGCCCTCCTGGGCGGTGTCGACGACAGCTCCGACGATGGACGTGTTGAGTGTGGTGGCAGCCTCGTTGACGGCTGCCGGTAGCCCAGGCAGGCCCATCGCTGCACGAGTGGCGCTAGCCCACCCCTCGTCGAGCGCGTCCGGAAGATCTGGTAGACCCATCGCCGTACGTGTCGACTCAGCCCACTGGACAGCCATACTCTTGGCGGCCTCGTCTGCCGCCGTCGGTAGGGCAGAGAGTCCCATCGATGCGCGGGTAGCGTTGGCCCAGCCCTCATCCATGGCGGCCGGAAGATCGGGGAGCGCCATCGACTGACGAACCAGGTCTCCCCACTGTGCGGCCATACTCGGAGCGCCAGCTGCAATACCAGAACCGACCTCGTTCGCGATCTTGAGACCGGCCTCGAATAGGGTCGACCACGGCCCAGGAATCTTGTCCACGCCAGGGACGTTCTTGAGGCCACCAAGCATCGCGTTAGCGCCCTCACCGATTAGGTCTGCACCGGCACTGAGGCCCTTGCCGATCAGGTCAGGGAAGGATCCGGCCCACTCTGTGACCTTGGCAATCACGAAGTCCTTGGCGTTCAACACGCCCTGCCAGATCAGGTCAGGGATCTGTTCGCCTCGAGCAACCAGGCCTGGAGAACCGAACCAGTTCATCGGGTTGAGGATACTGAGGATGTCACCGACCAGCCCGCGCAGTCCACCAAGTAGTGTCTCCATTGCGTTCTGCACGCCCTGCCACATCAGGCCAGGCACACTCTGGGCGATGCCGAGCACCCCACTGATCCCTGAGCTGAGCGTCCCCAGGATGGTCGACGCGATGTTCGAGCCCATCTCAGCGAGGCTGCCCGCGATGCCCGTGATCGCTTCCCACGCCTTGTCACGGAAGAGTGCAAAGAGGAGGCCTGGGATGCCCCCGAACACTGTGAGCAAGATTGTCTGCCAGTTGCTCGTGAAGAAGTTCGGAATGTCGGAGGTGAAGAAGGACAGGATTGTGTTCCATGCGGCCATTGCCTGATCGTGGAACACCGTGAAGAGGATACCGGGGATGCCACCGAAGACGACGATCAGGATTTGTGTCCAGTTGTCCTTGAAGAAGTTCGGAATCGTAGTGGTGAAGAATGGGACGATCTTCTCGTTCCAGACGCCCGCCAGCATCGAACCGAGGTTGCCGAAGAGCCCGGTCACTGCGTCCATAGCGCCCTGGAACAAGCCCAACAGCTTGGTGCGGATCCCGAAACTGTCGCCCGCGAGCGCGCCGGCGAAGATCCCGATCGGGCCGAGTAGGATACCCGCCACCATCGGCCAGTTGTCCTTGAGCCAGGCCAACGCCTGCTGTCCCATCTGGAGCAGCGGCTCGAAGAGGTGCATGAAGAACTCGCCGACCTTCTGAAGTGCCGGTAGGAGGACATCTGCAAAGAACTTCTTGACGTCATCCCAGTGGGTGATCAGGAGGTACGCAATGGCTGCGGCGGCGGCCACGGCCACGACGATGCCGAGAGGCGGTGTCATCATCGCCATGCCCAGTCCGCGTGCGGCGGTCGTCACCATGGGGAGCGTCTTCCCCATGCCACCGAGGGCACCAGTTAGTCCACCGATCATCGCGGCCGGCTTGACTCCCATCGCACCCATGATCTGAAACGCTGGCGCGAAGTCCTTGGTCACGCTCATGGCGGTGCCCTTGATCTGGTTGCCCAACAGCTTCAGACGATTCATGAGCGTGCCTTCGATGGCCGCGGCCGCCCTGTCGGTGGCACCTGCCGCCTCTTCGACCGACACCGAGAACGCACTTATGTCACCACCAGATGCGGACAAAGCTGCAGACAGTTTAGGACCAGCCTTCGCGCCGAACAGGTCGATCGCAACCTGGGCGCGCAGTGTTGGATCCTCGATCTTGCTGATGGAGTCGGACAGAATCTTGAACTTCTCTGCCGGGGACATTGCCATGAAGGCAGCCAGGGAATCTCCCGTCAGTCCGATACTCGTCGCTATCGTCTCCAACTTCTTGTTGCTGGCGTCGGTGTTGTCAGTGAGCAGTACCACGGCCTTGGAAAACGCGGTGGATGTGGACGCGGCGTCAATGCCCGATGCCTCGAAGAGGTTGAGGTAGCTGATGGCGTCATCCATGCTCATACCCAGAGTCGTGAAGGTCGGAGCCAACGTATTCAGCGCTCCCGTACTCGCCTGGACGTTTGTACCGAACCGCTGGTGAGAGACGATGAGGCGATCCATGATGCCTTCGCCATCGGCCGCCGTTCCGCCCCACGCGTCGAGAACGGCATCAAAGTCCTTCACACTCTGCACCGCATCAAGACCTGTGGCAGTGGAGAACTTGAGGTACTGCTCCGTCATGCCACGGACCTCTTCCTTGTTCTGGGCGTTCACGCCTTGCATGGCGATGAGGTTCTCGGAGACACCGGCGATGGCTGCCTGACTCTGAAGGTTGCTCTTGGAAAGGTCGATGGTCACGCCCTTGATGGCGTTCAGGTCGCTGCCAGTCACTCCAGTTTGGGCAGACAGTTGGGCCATGCTGGCGTCAAGTTGGTTGAACGAGGTGCCGAGGACGCCCACGCCGGCACCGAGGCCGGCGCCGATGGCGCCACCGAGGGCTGGGCCAAGCATCTTTCCGATAGACGCAGAGCCAGTCTTGGCCCTGGCCTCGGCCTGGTCCATCCCCTTCATGAAGTCGTCAGTTTTCGTCTTGAGATCGAAGACTGACTCTCCGGCATCACCCATCTAACTAGTCCCTATGGAACCCGATTCCAATCGGTCCAAGTGTCTTCTCGTACTCGTCCACGTGCAGCCTCTTGGCCGGTCGGCGGGAGCGCGAACGACTTCGCAGCTCGGAAAGCATCTGCTGCTGGGCGGACTTCTTCATGTGTGGGAACGCGCTCGTGCGAGCCATCATGACTTCCGTCGTTGCGAGCAGTTGAGGAAGTTGTTCGACGTACATCGCCAACACCCAGTTCGGAAGTCGACACAGCTCCTCGAACCCGAGCCCGAACCAGAAGGTCAGGATCGGGAACGACTCCACCGCTTCGCGGAGTGAGTCACGCTCGACGGAGTCGTCTTGCTCGCTCACGAACGGACTCCTTGACGGCACCCTCTGCGTCGTCGGCCAGCTGCTCCTCCACTTCGTGCTCGACGGCGAGCAGCTTTCGCAGTGCGCCTATCTCCATTCCAGCGTATAGAACGAGCTTGCGCTGGGCGACGATTGGTAGGGCCTCGATCTTGTCACGCGGGAGGGTCGTCATGAGGGCCAAGATCTCCACCCGAATTTCGGCCAACGAGTCCGCCAGCTTCATGACGCGCTCCTCGTTGGTCGGGGATGTAGACTCGATCTCACGCAGGATCCACTCCTCGCGCTTGGAGAGTGCGCGGACCTTCGCCTCTTCGAACTTCGTCATGTGCGACAGCGTTCGAAGTTCGTACCGTTCGCCGTCGACGGTGAAGGGGATGGCAGGCTCGATCTGGGTGGAGAGTGTGATCAGGTTGTCTGTGTCCGACATAGCTCTGAGTCCTCCTCTATGCTAATGTCATACTCCAGCCGAATCCCCATAGCGGCATAGTGCCGCTGGAGCTGGCTGAGCTTTTCCATCACCTCGCGAGCCTTGCGGCGGTACAACCCGCTGAGTCGCTTGTACTCGCGAGCGGTGTCGCGGAAGTCGCGGAACAGTGCCCGCAGAACCTCCGTCGTATCAGGCGTCTGGGACTCCGCCATAGCCATGTCCCTTGTTCGCTTGATCCGTCGAACTTATGCCGGTGTTGGCGGAGCGTCCTGAGCCCGCAGCGAGCCGAAGCGCACTTCGGGAGTGGCCGCATCCGGGTCCTCGAGGGCTTCCCACTCCGTGTCGAGGATCGTCTTGTCGTCCTTCACGAAGGCCGGAGCCGGCGAGCCGGACTGCACAACGATCGGGATCTCGAACTGCATGAAGGCGTCCATGTAGGGTGAAGGCCCACGGATAAGCATCGCGAAGCGTGCGACGTCGAAGCCCTGGCGCAGCGGGAAGCTGCGGTGGCCGGCGGCGCCCACACCCGGAGCGATGTCGGAGACGAACGCGTCGTTCATGACCCGTGCGTAGCGTTCTAGGGTCAACTCCGCGATCGAGAAGGACACCTTCATGTGCTCCTCTGTGCGGATGGCCTTGACTGGGCCACTGGCCTGGTCCACGTAGAGCAGGTCGACGCTCTCGTCGTGAGAGGTGGTGATTCCGCCCTCAGTGCGGCCGAGCGACACCCAGTCCCCAGTGGGCTCGGCGTCGATGTCAGGGAACTCGGTGCCCACCGGAGCGACGAAGACGTCCGCTGGACCTGCGATGATCTCGTACGGTGTAGTGCTCATGTTACTCCTCACTTGCCTCAGGGGCAGGAGCCGGTAGCTCCACCCACCTTGGCTCTGGTTCCGGCTCCGGAAGCGGAAGAGCCGGAACGTGAACCTTGTCCACGTTCCACTCCGCTCCTGTGTCGGCTAGGATGCGCTTCTTCGTCACCTCGTCCACATCGTGCGAGTCGCCGACCTTCCACGACAAGCCTGACGTCGGATCCACGTAGACGCCGCACGGCCCGAGGTACGTAAGGGTGAACATCTTCGGCTTCATTATACCTCCTCTGTCGTCACTCGGGAATCGGCTCCGTACCGACCATCGTCTCTACGAACAACGTCTCTTGGAACCACGTTCCGGTCTCGTCGGGCGTCATGTTTGGCCCACTGACGATCGTCGTGTAGTGAACGAGGTAGAGCTTTCCCGAGCTAGGCTGCCGCACGCTGCGGCGATTCTTCAGGTGCCACTTGTCAATCACGGCACGACTGATCAGCTCCACCTGCCTCAGCGAGGGCGCGATACAGCGGATGGATAGTCGCGCTCGTACGAGCGGCAGGTACTTCTCGATTACTGGGAAGCCCACCTCGGCGAGGGAGACACAGCCGATGCTGAACTCCTCTTCCTTCGCCGGACCGACCATCACGCCACCAGGCGCCGCATCAGCGATCTCGGCAAAGCTCTGAAGCTCAACCATCAGCAGTTCAGGTACAGACACCAGTGTGATCTCCACCACCGCTAAAACCCCTCCTCACTCATGGCCTGCTTTAGCTGCGCTTGGTATCCTGCCGTCGCTGCCTCCACCGCGGGCTCGAGGAACTGGTGATCTCCGCCACGTCGGTTCTCGTACTCGGCATAGCTGATCCACGACCCGACACGAACTACGGCTCCGTCATCTACCCACTGGGGGATCTCCCCCATCGCCGGTAGCGACATCGCTGAGCCCTTAGGTGGCGTGGCCGCCTGGCCCTCGTCGCCACTGCCCTGGTAGTTGCGTGGCGCGGCGTGGATCGAACGCGAGAGTGTGCCGGTCAGACGGTGAACTCGAGTCTTCATGTTGGTCACCGCCGTCTCCGCCCAAGCGATCATCGAACGCGACACAGCGCGCTTGACCTTCTGCTTGATCTCCACGCCCTTCCAGTTCAGCGTGTAGCCGCTGACTCCAGGCGATCCCTTAGGCATCTGCTATGCTCCTCACTACACGACAGGGACACTCCAGGTGGTGGAGCTGCCCGTCGCCGCCGTACACCTTACGTACGAGTGCGATGTCCAGCTCTCGTGCCAGCACCTGTTCACCATCTGGCCCCAGGATTTGCGAGATCCGATCTCCCTCGTTCGCGTCCACGCTCGGGTCCATGTAGACGACGTACTCGATGTCCACGTAACCACGCTGCGCGAGCGACTGCCGCTCACGACCACTCGCCGAGCGCAACCGACAAGAGATGTCTGTCGCCTTGTCGTCCCACTCGTCTACCGGCTGGTTGAACCGGTCCTTGATGCCGCGCGGCTTCTGGATCGTCGCGCGCATTGCGAGTAGCGACGTGAACATCGCTACGCTCTAGCCCATCCGGTAGGCGCGGACCTTGAAGGCGGACTCGTGCGCTGCCTCGAAGTTCACGTAGACCTTGCCGGCGTCCGCGCCCGACTGCTTGTTGTAGACGTCCACTGGGAACGGACCGAACGTCCAGGTCTCGGTCTTCGGGATCGACTTCACAATGTCCTCGACCACCTTGCCGTCGACGGTAGCTGTCGTCACGATGGTCACACTGTACGGGTTGTCTGCGTCGGAGTTGCGGACCTCGATCCAGCAGTAGCCATTGTTGGCGAACATGAGACCCTCGGCGGTCCCTGTGGTCTCAGTAGGCGTCTTAACGCCGGCACGACTGATCTGGGTCGGCACAACATCTACTCGAACGGCCATGGTAGCCTCCTCTTATGTGCTTCGAATGTGGACCTTCTTGTAAGGTCCCAAGTACTCTGTCGCGATGGGCGGGATTACGATGGTCGCGTCGCCGGCCCTGGAGTACGAGTAGTCGCCAAGCGACTCACTTGCGAGCCGATTGGCGTCGCGTGCGGAGCAGGCATACGTCGTTGCAGCGATGGCCGCAACCGCCTCCCGCACCAACGGTGGTACGACGCCCATCGCAGTGTAGGTGACTTCGATGCGGGCCCACTCGCCCGGTGGAACCTCGACAACGGCTTCCTCGAACCCTTCTGGTGTCCGGTATCGCTCGTAGTGCAGTCGGATCTTGCCGCGCTCCTGAACGTCGTAGCTGGTATTCGCTACCAACGTCACGCCAAGATCGTCCGCTGTGATGAACGCCTTGACGACCACCGCGGTCGGACTCTCGTCCTTCAGTTGCAGTAGGGAGTCCTGGCGCACATCATAGAACTTCTCAGTGACGGTGCCGCTGGTGTCCCAGTCCTTCTTGCAGACGTGCTTCACCCACTCGGATGCAGCCTCGAGGTACTTCTCGATGTCCGCGTCGTTCGCACTCGGGTCCTTCAACCAGCGCTTGACGTCGTCCTTGGTCGCGAGCATCGCTTAGCCTCTACGGACCTCCACGAGGGCGGTAACGATCACCGCATCTGCGATGACGTCGCAGCCGGCGACGTTGACCACCAACTCGCCGCAGACCAGTTGAGGCTTGGTGGCCGGAGTAGCGCGGTCAGCCCCGACAGTGTCCTTCTCCACCTCAGTGATCTGAGCAAGCGGGAAGTCGGCGTTGTTGTTGGTGAGCGTGAGTAGCGTCTTGGGTACTGGGAGAGTGCAGGTGATCACAACGTCGGTAGTGCCAGGACAGGTCGGGTCGTAGTCCACGGCGAGTGCGATCAGACGCACGATGCCACCAGGAACTCCTGCCCTACCGGAACCCGTCGCCACTCCTGGGCCCACGCCGGCGGTCGTCACCTTGATTGTCTCTAGCCTGACCAACGCCATGTTCTAGTCCTCCTCTGTGGCAGCCAGATCCGTACTGAGGCACTTGTGTTGGTGCTTGTACGCCTTCCCGCACTTCTCGCATGTCTGCGATTCCGGCCTCGGCTCACGCAAGTCCTTGACCTCTAGGGGTCCGACTTCGCCCGGTGCATCTGGGTAGATCACCGTCTCGCCCGCTTCCTCTTCGTGCAATTCGCGGACGTGGACTCCGTGTGCCCTCCCGGCCGCCTTGGCAAGAGCCGGATCTTCGGTAGTGTAGACGCCAGGGCGGAACCGCTTGGTTCCGTAGCACCAGGTGTTGCAGAGATCCGACACCTCGAGCTCCCAGGTCTTCTTCGGCTGTGCCATGTGGCTATGCCTCCTCGGGTTGCGAGCGTTACACGCTCGCGTCGATCGCGACGAGCAGCTCGCCCAGCTCACGCGAACCAGGGTAGCTGCCGGCCTGAGCGAGCGTGTCGATGTTGTGCCAGTCGATGGTGTAGTTGGCCTCGGTGTCACCGACCAGGGTTCGTAGTGCGTCAAGCACATGCGCCAGCTCCGCGGGGCCTGGCATCGCGTAGGTCGGGTTGCCATCGTTCCACGCGTTGACTGTGGCAGCCACGGCGTTCGCGCCGGCGCCGATGTGCGCACAGATGTGCAGAAGGGCCTCAGTCAACTCCGCTGGGCCAGGCATGCCGGCACCACCGGCGGTGAGCCACTTCACGTGATCAGTCTGGTAGGACATGTCTGTCTCCTTACGTGCTTAGCAGCCTCGCCTGATCCTCCGTCGCCGGCGGTGGCTCGGCCTGCTCTTCTGCTTGCAGTTCCTCGGCCTTCGCGTAGCGATAGCCGAGATCCCAACCCTCGAGCGCGGCCTTGGCAGCGATCACCTGAGTCTCTGCCTCTTCGCGCGCAGCCTCGATCTGTTCAGCCTGCTCGTCGAGCTCTTGAAGCTGCGCTCGGTTAAGCACCACCTGGCGCTCGATCATGTCGCGGTCGATCAGGGTCGTCTGTGGCTGTGCCATAGTTGGCTATGCCCTCCTTATAGTCCTCTCCACGCTTAGGACGCGTAGAGCGGGATCTTGAAGAACGTGTCGCCGACCTTGACACGGATGTAGCCCGTGTTCGCAGGTAGTGCGGCGGGCGAGCCGGTCTTGGCCGCCAGGTTGGTCTCCTCGTCGAGCTTAGCGAAGCAGTCCCACTTCAGGGAGTCCTCGGCCGCCTCGACACGGATGAACGACACGTCGCCGGTCACTGCGCACGACATGTTCATGCGCCCACGCGCGAACATGAGGTCGCCCGCGATGGTGCGCACCGAGTTGAGGTCGCTGACGGCTTCGAGTTCGAGAACGCGCGCCACGCCACTGAGGTTACCCGTCGTGCCCTTCAGGTAGACGTCGATGTGCTTGCCAATGATGTTGGTGCCGGCGATGCCGTCGTTGAAGCGGGGCGAGGTCTCGCCGCCGATCACCGAGGCCGTGCCGGTCACGCTAGCTGCTGGCTTCGACTGGGAGCCGATAATGCTGCCGGAAGTGGCGGTGAAGTCGCGGCTGTTGATGCGGACGGTCTTGCCGTCGGTCTTGGTGTAGAGAAGTAGGTGGCCGGCAGCCGCGTCGATCTCAACCACGGCCGCGCCTGCGGGGGTAGGCCCAAAGAGCAGGGCCTTGAGGGTACGGTACTTGAGCATTTCGTAGTCCTCCTGTCGAGCGCTCCTCGCGGGAGCGATCGTCTCCTCCTGACGATTCGTCAGAGAGGCCTAGCGGGAGCGGGCAGTCCGTTAAGTTGCCCGCTCCCCATATTCAGTTTGACGTCGTGGTCGATTACGGCTCGACGCTGACGTTGTAAGCGATGGCCGTCGCCTTGGCGACTGCGATCCGCGCGTCGATACGCGTGGTCACGATGAAGCTCGTGACGCCCTCGCGGGGGTCACGGAACTGCTCCATCTTGATGGCCCGACGGAAGCCCGCGTAGAGGTTCATGCGGTGGGTAAGCAGAACGAACGACTTGTCCGGACTGCCTGGGATCACCTTCATGAGCGGGACACTCACGATGGAGATCCCCTGGTAGGTGAGCGGGCGGGTGCCGGATAGGATCTCGTCACCCAGAGCAGTGCCGCGCTCAGCGAGCTGGTCGCGGTACTTCTCCTCAAGGATGGTCGGGACGTAGAAGCGCATGTTCGCGAGGTCGCGCTTGTACATCGGCGGCAGGCTCTTCAGAAGCGTGCCGAAGACGGTCTGGTAGTCCTGGCCGAGAACGGTGACGTCAGCGGCGTTGTTGCCCGTCTGCTCGCCACAGCGTGCCAGCCAGCCATCCAGCAGGTTGAGGTAGCCGGTGGTGTCGTCGGTGTTGTCGACGAAGGAGTTGTCCATGTCACCGCAGATCATGAGCTCCTCGACGTCGCGACCGACACCCTCCGCCACCATCGAGATGATGGTGTCGGCGAAGCCAGCGCGCTCCACCTGGTCCTCAAGGACCTCGTCGGTGACTGGGACCTCACCGCGAAGCAGCACGGTGGACATCTCGATGACGCCGGTTGTTGGCTTCACACGATTGGCCGTGTCCAGCCGCTCACCCTCGGTGCCTGCACGCATGATGCGTGCGGAGAAGTCGATTGTGCTCTCCTGCCACTTACTGGCGTTGTTCATGACGGTGCGAACGTCGGGGAGCATCTTCTGCGGCTTGATCGCCATCCGCAGGAACGTCTGCACCTGCTCAATGGTGAGCGGAGCCTCGCCTGCGCCGCCGAAGTCGGCAAGCGCCAGCGTGGCCTTGCGAAGCAGCTCTTCGTTTGTCATGGTCGTTCCTCTCTCCTTAGGGTTGGTCTGTCTTCCCCTGGCTCTACTTCAGCTCGAGCGAGTGGCCGGAGCCACGCCGCACGAACTTCGTGAAGGCCTTCGCTAGCGACGTCTCGGGGGTGTCGTCGTCCTTGGGTGCCGTGTCGTCGCCCTCGATGCTCTTGCGCAGAGCCGTAGCCTTCTCCAGCTTGCCCACACGGTCCATCACCGCGTCGAACGCCTTGGTGAGGGTCTCCATGAAAGCGCTCAGAGCAGCGACGGTCTTTGCGACATCGCCCTCTCCGCCCAGCGCCTTCTCGACGGCATCGATGCGCGCCGTAAGCGCGGTCAGGTCTACCGTCCCCGGCTTTGGGTCAGGAGTGGCGTTGGGATCCGGCGTCGCGTTGGGGTCAGGGGTTGCGTTCGGGTCCGCCGGCTTCAGGGCGGCCTGAAGTGTCTCGTTGAGTCCCGCCCAGAACCCGTCCTTCTTCTCTTCGGCCATTGTCGTCTCCCTTACTCTTCGCCAGCCGCCTCCACCTTGGCCCGTAGGTCCTCCACGGCCTTGGCGAGCTGGCTGGCCTTGTCCTCGCTGGTGGCCTCGGAGCGGTAAATGTTCGCCACCTGCTTACAGAAGTTGGGCCACTCCGCGAGGATCGCCTTCTGCATTCCTGGTGTTGGGTACGCGTTGTCTGGCTTCTTGGCCTTCATCTTCTCCCACATGGTCTTCAGGAAGTCGATGAACGCCTTCGGTGCGGGGTATCCGTAGCCGTCCGGCTTCTTGTTGCCGTACTGCTCCTCAAGGAACTTGAGGATCGTGTCGCAGGCGTCCTTCACTTCCTTCGGGACGTCTCCGTCCTTGAGCTCCGTCAGCTGGGCAGTGAGGTCGTTGGCGGCCTTGATGAGTTCGGCCTCCTGCTTGATGAGTTCGTCCAGCTCCTCGACGCCGGTGATGTCCGCATTCTTCATAACGGCCCATCCCTCCTCTTCGTTCGCGGAATGATCGACGCCGGACGTCTCGTCCCAGCGCAGGTTGACAATCTTCTTAGCAGTAGGCATGGTAGTCCGACCTCATTCTAAGCGACGACAACACCAGTGGGCAACACAACGGTACCCCACGGCTTTAGGGAGACTCGACGGGGCACAGGTAGGTCTTAGAGGACTTCGTGAGGTGCGGGACACGAGGAACGAACCACACGCTAACAGCGCGCTTGAGGCGACACGCACACTGGCGGGACACCAAGAGCGGGCCGTCTTAGGACCGGCCCGCTCCTAGCGGAGGTGTGTTGGAGAGACTGTCAACTGTCTACGTTACGGTCGTCGCATCTTCTCGAGGTCGTACTTGATGATCAGGCTGAGCCTGAACAGGGTCGCTTCGGCCGACGTCATCTTCATTACTTCACCCTCCTCGGGAACTGGATGACCTTGCCGCGGTCGCGCTCCTGGATCCGTTCGAGTATCGGGCGCTCGAAGCAGCGTGCCATCTCGCGGCGACTACCGCTGGACTCGCGCAGGAACCGATGTAGTTCCAGGTCGATGATTCCGTCTGTTTGCGTCTTCATCTCCTCTTACCTCCACCTATATCATCCATGATAGGAAGACAGAGGTCAACGGGTTAGAGAGCAATATTTGGAATTTGATTTACTAATCAGTACTGCATTGTACTGGATGAAGTGCTGCCCATGCTGGCGAGCACTGGATCAAGACGGTAGCTGTCACAGTGGTCGGGGAGCGAGGAGTTGAACCTCGGCTTCCTGGTCCCAGGCCAGGGGTGCTGCCGTAACACCTCTCCCCGACTAGAGCCGGCTCCGTTGGCGTCGCGGGCTCGACGGCGGCGGCCGCTGGCGCGGAGCTCGTGCCGGCAGTGGGGCTCGGCTCAGCACTTGAACTGTACAACGTATGCGCACTCACCAGCAACACAACGACGGTCAGCAGCTTCAGCAGGAAGGCGAGCATCACCACGCCCTAATCCCGCTCGGTGCGCCGCCACGTCCCTCCTCGTGTGGAGTGAACAGGTCAGCTGCGTTGACGATACGGCCACCGTGCTCGTTATACCGGATCTCATGAGCTGGGACTGAGTTGCCCGAGCGCCGCGCTGGTTGCACTCGCTTGGCTAGCACATCACGCATGGTCGTGCGAGGCGGAATGCTACCCCGAGGCGGAATGCCTCTCACCAGAAGCTCGGTTCACCACTGTCGCTGGGTGTCGGTGGAATCTCTGGTCCCTCTTCCTCCTCGCGTTCCTGTGGGGCATGCTCGTCAGGCGCCAGCTCCTCTGCACGGAACCAGATCTCTTCCATCGAGCCGAACCTGACGAAGTAGACCCAGCTCTCCCGAGGGTCGCGCTCGATGCGCACGACGCGACCGTGGTACTCGAACCACTGGGACTCCTTCTCGCACACGACGATGTAGTCGCCAACGTTGAACACTGGCTTCTCATCTTTCGCGGTCAGTCGTTCCATCGTGGTTGCTCCGCCGTCGTTAATTAGCCGGGTCGGTGGTTTCGCGACACGAGGATCGTCCTCTGGCTGAGCCAACTCCAACTGACGAACTGCTTGCTCACACACCGCTTCCAACGCCGGCGGCAGTGGAGGCGGCTCGAAGAGGTGGCGAAGTTCGGGTGGTGCGCTCTCGCGACACCAGGCGTCTAGCGCCTTTCCGCGTCGACGTGCGAACTCGAGGTACTCGTCCACCAGACCCCTCGTCCAACTCTCACCAGGTTCCTTCGGGTCTCGCGAGCCGATGCGCTCGATCCGGATCAACAGTGAGTGGTCTGTGTGGGAAAGTGCGGGCAGCTCAAGTCTTGGCAGTTCCGGCGTCCGTGTCACCATTGTGAGCCTCCCTCAACCTCTTCGCCTTCTCGATTATAAGGCGCCACAGCAGGCGAACGCTAGCCCCAGAGACCCTGTGCGAGCGCGCCTTCGTGCGCCGCTGTTCCCTGCGTTCGTTACGTGTTGTCACGCTACTCCTGGGCCTGGGTCAAGAGCGAGCGACAGAAGTCCTTGAACAGGTACTTCCACTGCGGCTTGAAGTCCTTCTGGGTTAGCGGGTTGCCCTCTGCCCACTTGAGGAAGCCTTCCTGCGTGAGCAGCCACGCCATCGTCTTCGGGTCTGTGAAGTTCTCGCTCATCAGTGAGCCTCCTCTATCTGGGATGCGGTACTGCTCGACGAGTTGCTGCATAGACCACCTAGCGACGTCGCGCCGAACCGATGTGACTGGTACACTATTTCCGGCACCGTATTCCCCTTACGGTAGTGTGCCCTCTGCGGTGGCGGTGACCTCCAGGTTGGCGCCGGCACAACTCGGTGCGGGGTCGCCCATCGTCACGGTGAACTTGAGTGTACGGCTATGGCCTGCCTTCAGCTCGATCGGGAGTCCGTAGGGCCCGACGTAGTCAAGCGCGCACACGTCGCCGTCGTTGAACGTCAACGTCAACGCTGCAAGCGTCACGTCCTTGGTGTTGGGGTTGGTGACTGCCACGTCCATCTTGACATGGTCGCCGGGTAGGATTCCATCCAGCACCGAGGCGTCGGGCGTCACAACCAACACCTGCACTGTACCCACCTGGAACGTGTCCGTGCCTGACCCGGTCACCCGAAGGACTGCGAACGTCGCCACGCCCACCAAGGCTAGCACGATGGCCGCCCCGGCTGCGATCAGCAGTTTCTTTTCTTTCATGCGCCGGCTTCCTTCTTGATGTACCGACCGTGCGCGTCGCGCGCAGGGGCACTCGTCACCGGCGCCGGCGTCGCGTCTTCGAGGCAGGGAAGCGGTGTCGGTGTCACTTCGGCCCTGAGCTCATCGATAAGTAGGTCGGTGGCGAGCTCGACGGACTCGCCGCGCGTCATGGTGGCACCGTCTGTGAGGCGCTCCTGGATGGCTGCCTGGAACGCTGTGTGCGACTTGCCGTGCAGCACGCCGCCACAGCGGCAGATGCACACCGGCAGGTGAGCGTCCTCGCAAGCTGCCGAACCCTTGGCCGAGAGCGGCCGCTTGTAGACCTTGCTCGGGTCTCGCTTGATTGCGTAGACTGCTTTCCTCGTCATCGTGCAACCTCCTTCAGGCTGATGACTGCTATTGGAAGACAGCCGGGGCATACGATGCCCTTACCCGCGGGTGGTGGGTAGCCGTCGGTGCCGTGGTGAGTGTGCTCGCCGCACAGACAGCAGTCGCCTTCCACGCCGCCGGTAATAGTGTCTTCCTTGCTTGCCGTTGGTTCCATCTCTTCTCTCTACTCCCTTGTCCTCGTTGGGTGTCGACTACCGCATCTACCGGTTGACGCCTGCGCCTCAGCCGCTGTTGTAGATGTCGTCGACCAGTGCGCGCGCTCCGGTCTCGAGCTCGCCCTTGTCGCGCAAGGCAATCATGCGGTTCACGAACTCAGTCTTGCGCACCTCGACGCGGTCGTGGCGACGCTTCGCCTCGTCGTACTGTGCCTGGACGCGGGCCGTGCGACGCTCGGTCTTGCGTACCGGGTCGTGCGTGCCGCAGTAGGGTTGCTCGCCGAGTGGTGCGTTCTGGGGATCGGCCAGGTCGAGTCGGGGGTCGTGGCGCATGACCGTGGCGTTCTTCTCGCACCGCGAGGAGTCCCAACCTCGCCAAACCTTCTCACTGCACTTCACCGGCCGTCCGTTGTTGTCCACTATCTTGGCCATCCTACTTCACCTCCTCCAGTTTGAGGTCGCTCACTCGCACCTTGCCGAGCGTGTCGTCTACGAGCCAGTGAACGACGATCTTGTTGCCGCCGCAGGCAGCCGAGTACCCGTAGTTGGCTTGCTCTCGGCTGAAGCCAACGACGATGCCGACCGTGTCGATGTGCGCGGTCGCGTAGCGGTGGTGGTGTCGAGAAACCTCGCTGGGCCTCAGCACCACTCGGTCGCCCTTCTGGAACCCTGCCTGTCGAGGCCACCTCGTGCGCCGTGTGACCACGCCGACACCGTCGCCATCTGCGGCCGTGCCAACTGGTTCTGGCCCGTATTTGTTGGCCACGCGCGCGTCCATTTCGAGTTCGCGGCCGCGCTCGAGTCCGCACTCGTAGCACTGGCTTGGGTCGTGCTGCGAGCCCTCTCCGCGTGCGATCGGATCGTTGAGCTCAAACATCTTAATTGACCTCCTCCGTCATGAGCCGCCACCGTCGGGTCACCTCGCCAAGCTCTTCGTTAGTGACCTCGCCGCGCTCCCAACGTTGGCGAGTCTCTTGGAGCTGCCTGGTCACCTCTTCGAGCGTGGTCGTCTGGCGGAGGGTCTCGCGCTCCTGCCGTCTCTGCTCGAGCTCGCGCTCTTTCACACGGCTCTCCCAGAAGCGACCCATCTCCTCCACCTCTGTCCTCCGCCCTTTGAAGTTCCCTGTCATCTCCTCTTACCTCCTACATCTATCGTCCAGGATAGGAAGACAGAGGTCAACGGGTTTGGCGACCAATTTCCAAGAAATTTTCACAGTCGCTCCGTGGAATAAGCCAAGTAAAGAGGGTCTAATATATCCTGATTCCACAGCCTGCCGGACTATACAGTCGCACGAATGCCGACCGTAGAATCGTGTCCTAGTGCGGCAGGTTCCATTTAGCTGTGATAGGAAGTTCAGGGAGGTCCACAGCTAAACGGTTGGACGCTGTCGCCTCTAACATTCGTAAATGAAATCTCAGATATTGCTCTCTAACCCGTTGACTCCTATCTTCCTATCTGGTACAATAGGTGTGGAGGTAGATGGAGATGAAAGAGAAGAAGTCGACTTGCAAGGCCTGCGGCCACACCGACAAACACTCTTGGCTCTCGGGTTGTCACGCAGGTTGTGGATGCAGCGAGGTCAAGTAAGATGGCCTCGCGCGTTTACGTGAGCACAAGACAGTTCGAGCTCAGCCACGGACATCGACCGCGCGGCTGCGGTCACTGGGCTTTCACATGCGGCGACGAGTCCGAGCTTCACTGGTTCAACGGGCTCTACAGTAGGGCCTGCTGGACAGCCAAGCACGAAGCCAAGATCCTCGGCTTCGATCTCGTGACGGCGCAGCCGTAGTAAAGGAAAGAGGATGGGCAAGTTCCATGGTCAGTGCCTCGAGGACACGGTCTGCAAGCAATGTGGGCAGCGGTGCTGCAAGTGGTGCCGTGAGGGGTTCCCTCCGTTGTGTCCCGAGTGCGCCTTGATCCAGCGCCGGGAGCGCGCGGTGGCAGCCAAGAGGTTGGCCGCGGCTTACTGGCCGCAGAAGGAGTCGCCATGACTGAAGCGCGCTGCAAGCATGGCATGATAACGGCCTACTGCGCGTTCTGCCGCAACCCACTGGACACCATCCACCAGGCGGCTGTGCTGTCCGCTGAGCGCGTGCGCGAGCGGCGAGACAAGCGCTACGCGAGCGCGGACGTTCGCGACCTGTGGAAGGCCATCGGGTTCCTCGCAGCGCGTGCCACGATCTCTATCGTAGACCGCGACGAGGATGGAGCCGCCGAGTGTGAGGACGAGTACCAGATCGCAACCGGCGAGACCATCCACGTTCCGGTCAACCCAACGAAGTGGGGTCACTCGATCACGTTCGAGTTCGAGGCGACCAATTACGAGTTGGCGATCATCGGCTTGCCGCCGTCACTGCTCGAGTTGGCCACGCGCAACGGCACAACGCACAGACTACTGAGCAGCACCGCCTTGGGTTGGGCACTCTTCACCTTGGGCTTCCGCGTGGGAGCTCAAGACGTCGACCGCGTTCTCGCCAATGTGCCACCGGAGCACTTGGATGTCGTCACCCTCGGCGCTCTCTGCGGTATGGAGAGGTAGGAGAGGTTGCCATGCACAGGCCGCACGCTGTGACAGTCGAGGTCAACATCAAGGACAACAGAGCCGAGAAGGGCTTCCGTACCGAAACACGTACGGTGCACATCAGCGCCCGCAACCAGGCCAATGCTGAGCGGGCAGCGCTCAAGAGGTTCCCAGGGTGCAAGGTCGTCGAGGAGTGAGATGGGAAACATCCGCGAGCCCGACATCCGCGAGCCCTATGTGAGCGAGCTGGTGAACCTCTACCACCTGGCTAAGACGGCGGTCGGCGACCAGCGCTCCTCTCGCATGATATGGGCCGCCAAAGCATTCCACAAGGCACATCCTGAGGTGCCCACTATCCAGGCGTACAAGCGGCTGGACAAGGCGATAGGCCAAAAGGGGGTACTGAACTGATGATCGGGCTTGTGCTGTTCTGGGTCTTCGCCGGAGTACTTGTTTGGGTAGTCGGCGCACTGGCTACGACCAAGGTAGCCTACCGTATAGAGTTCATCGACTACTACTCCGATCCAGTTTTCGTCGGCATAGTAGTGATGGCGTGGCCAGGCTTCGCGTGTGTCGGCGCCGCAGTCGGCGCCGCGTGGCTGCTCGGCCAAGCTGCAATGTGGGTAGACGAGCACAGCGGATGACCGGCTACGACTTCGAAGACCGCGGCAAGACGCTCTACTTCCCAGGCTCACACTGGGGCAAGCACAACGAGTTGGCTGTGCATGGGCGTAAGGACGACCTCGTTGTCGTGAAGGTGCCAGCACTCACTGCCTACATCAGTCGCGGCACCGGGTCACACTACTGCCCAGCCGAGTTCCTAGTACTGCAAAAGCGAGGAGCAAGCGCGATGCCAGGCTACACGCACGCAGAGCTTCTCATCGCAATTCCGCTGAGGGTGGTATGAAGTACGACTACGGCTTCCCGCTCATGGTCGACATCGTGCCGGCCACGAAGCCACCTGAGAAGGACGGCTTCTGGATCCAGCACTACGAGATCACCGAAGAGGAGGTGCACCGACAGCACTGCCGCCTCGACTGGACAATGCGTGGTCTCGAGCCTGGCACCTACTGCGTGCTACACCAGCGGCGTGATGGACACGACAGTCAGTGGATGTCCGACACTTGGCTCGAACGGTACACCAACGCGGACTTCCTCAAGAAGGCAACTGGCCACGTCCTTGTCATCGGACTGGGCATTGGCTTGTTACCTGTGGCACTCTGCCGCAAGGTGGATGTGGAGTCTGTCACTGTGCTGGAGATCGAGCCGCAGGTAATCGCTTTGGTGGAGCCGCACATCCGGCACCCGAAGCTCCGCCCCGTTGTCCAAGGCGACGCCTTCGAGCCACCACCGGCACTGCTCAGTGTTCGGTACTTCGACGCCGTCTACGCGGACATCTGGGCCGACATCTGTTCCGATAACTGGGAGACAATGAAGCCGTTGCTAGCCCTCTACCGGAAGGCCGCTAAGAAGGGCGCGCTGGTGACGGCGTGGCTCAAGGATTATATCCAAGCCGAACACAAAGCAACACGGCAACGGTACGGAGGGTACTGGTGATGAAGCAAGTACGGGCAGAAGGTATCCCGAAAAGGGCAGCGCTAATCCCTCTGGGCTCCCCACTCCTGGAAGTTAGGGAAAGAGGTAGACTTGTGAGAACGCTTTGGCTCGAGCGACCGCCCGCCGGCATCGGTATACAACTGGTCGACCCGCATCGGCAGCAACCTTTCAGTGTGTGGTACCGAGGCCAGATCCACTACTTCTGCGCGACGCGCACAGAAGCAGAGGGGCTGCTCGCTGAGCTACAAACAAGTCCGCCAGCGGTGGAGGAGCTCGAATGAAGATGGCGATTGACCGCGACTACCTCATGTTCGCGCTTACGAACGCGCCGCACGGTGCAGAGATTGACGGCATGCGCATCCTCCGCCGGAGCGGAGACCTGGAGATCACTTGGCACATGCCCGACGATCCTATCGCCTGCGGCAAGATCTTCCTCGGGTCGGGAAGAGGCATCGAGGCATTTCCATGGGCAGCTGGAGGGAAGACAGCGGCGCCGCCACCGAGCCGACCTCAGACGGTCGAGAGGGGAATGAAGTAGAGATGAAGTCCGAGTCTCTGACGATCCGATACCTCAAGCAGGTCGACAGTCTGCTTGAGCAGGCCTACGAGAACACAAGTTACATCAAGGTGCGGGCGATCATCACCGGCGCACGTGCACACGTAGCCATGGCGCTCGACAACATCGCCGCGTACAAGGCTGGATCACGTGGCACCACACAGTAAGCGCCGACGAAATCCAGGCCCCATTGGCCGGCCACCAGAAGACCGCAAGGGCGTCTACGCCAAGCAGAAGGCGAAGGCAGACCAAGCGGTGCTGGACAAGCTGGCACGTCGACGGATCTTGCTGCCGACCCCCAGGCAGGTCATACAAGTCAACAAGACGAGGAGTGACAAAGCATGAAGGTGCTGACCGAAGCCCAGATCGTGGACGCGATGCGCAGTTCGTTGAAAGAGCGCCCACTCGGAGCGATGGGCACATGCATCGTGGATGGAGCGCGCGTGATCTACGAGCTTGCTATGCGGCTGGGTCACACAACCGCCCGTGAACAGATGGCCTTCGCCAAGCAGTGCATGCCGAAGGACACGTGGAAGGAGCGAGCATGAAGGAAGAGTCGCACCTCGTCTACATCGTTTGGCGCGACAGCGTCGGCGCACCTCACTACGTGGGCTGCGATTGCGAAGACATACCGGCGACTATCCTGCTAGAGGGCGTGGCCTGGATCGTGAACGAAACCGAACAGGATCTGGTCGTCGCGGCCTACCGTTCGAACGACGGCGGCTGGATGGATGTAGTCGCGATTCCACGATGCGCCATCGAGAAGATCTACCGCATCCAATGGCCCCAACCGGTGCTGCAGGTCGAAGCGATTAAGCTGGATGCAGACTTCCTCGGGGCACCGGACTAGCGGGTAGTCACGACTGGCTTGCGCTTCGCGAAGCCACCCATACTGAGCCCGCGAATCTGCCCGCTCTTCACGAGACGCCAGCCGGCGTCGTTCCAGAGTACGCCCATCCACACGCTGTTGGCGGGAATGGTCGTCTCCTTCGACTTACCGTCAGGAAGTGTGAGCTTTGTCGTGACCTCCCAAGGCCACGCGACGATGTCGACCCACTCACCAACGGGGATGATCCCTGCAGCGCCGTGCTGAAGATAGATGCGTCGGTCGCCGGCCTGCACGTAACCCCACTGTCCCTTCTGGAGCTCGTCTGCCATGATGAACTCGTCGTGGGCGTCGAGCTCTGGGTCACGCGGCATGTTGGTAGCCTTGTAGCAGACACCGAACGTGTACTGCTCCTCAGCGGCCTTCTCGAGCACGGTATACTCGAACGGCTGGGTGTCGCCACTCTTGGCGACCTCCGCCTGGTCGGTGTGGCTCGCACCGGCAGCAAGCGCGAACATCTGTCCGTCCAGGCCCACCTCTCCGAACAGGAGCTCGCTCTCGTTCCAGTTGCGCAACAGGTCGTCGTCCACGTTGACAAGTACCAGCTTCTTGACGCCGGCAGACTTCAGGTCACGCGACGCATCAAGCGCGGACGGCAGTGCCCTGCCGCCTGGTAGGTACTGCGTGTCCTTCCAGCCGTGCGCTCCGGCGAAGACAAGGTCAGCGTCCTCCACCATGTAGCGGTCGGGGCCAAGTGGTCCCCAGATGATGGTGGTGCGCTTCTCTTCCTTCTCGTCATAGACTGCGATCTCGAAGCAGACCGCTCCCTCTTCGCCAGCACAGCGGCCATAAGCACCCCATGGGCGCACGTACACACGGTCTTGTGAGTAGCCTGCATCGTAGCCAGTGCACAGCTCCACGCCGAGTGTCTCTGCCTGCTCCTTGATGTCCGCCAGATGCGTGTTGTACGGGTTGGTGATGAACCACGCGTCCACTGCCTTCGGCAGCTTCTCGAGTAATCCTGGTCCGCCGTCGAACACGAACGACTTGTTCGCCACCTGAACAAGCAGTCCGTACGGGGAGATGCGCGACTCTACCTGCTCGCCGCCGGTGCCGAGTAGTGTCACCTTGATGTCGGCCGCCTTGACCAGACGTGGTCCGTTCTCGTCCAGTACCAAGTCGAACAACGGCGTCGCTTCTGGGTCGCCACGTCGGTCGAACTTCACGGCGGGCACAACCCCTGCCGAGCCTGCGATCAGTGTCGCGATGCCCTGAGCCAGACTTGGACTCCAGTACTCGGGTTCGCGGTCAGCCGCCTCGCGCACTACCAACTCGATCGTCTTCGAGCCGGCCATCGGCTTGTACGAGATGAACGCTGGGATGACAGTCGGCACGCCCTTGATCTGCCAGACCCACTTGCCGTGCACCTGTCGGTACAGTGTGTTCCCGCCACCGTGGTGCTTCGAAACGGTGTCGGACTTGACGATGTTGGGGTGCTCCTCGACCCACTTCTTGGCGCTGGTGAGTGTCCACTCGTCGTCCGTCGGGAACCTGAGCGCCTGGACTGTGGTGGTCTTCTCCCCCTTGAGCTTCCCAATCACGGCGAATACTCGAGGCTTGGTAGCCTGGATGGTGATGCGTCGGAACGAGTCCTGCTCGAAGTCACCAGGCTCTCGCACCCTATGTCGAATCTCGTTCTCCGTCGTCTCCCAAGCCTTTGCCAGCATCTCCTCGGTCTCCTTCTTTACGACGCCGGCAAGCACCTTCCACTGATCAGCGTCCTCCACTTCCAGTGCCGCCAACAGCGCGTCGCCACTCTTTGGGATGTCGATGAAGTACGGACCATGGGCACCATCACTCCACACCAAGTGTGGTTGACGCTTTCCGCGTAGCTCCTTGATGACGTCGGCGAGCTTGTGCTCCTCGGCGTAGGGCGTGTCGGACTCAGGCTTGCTGACGAGCCACACACGCCGACCACCCATCGGTGCGAACGTGATCTGGTAACGACCCTTCACCTTCGAGCCGCTCAGGAACACCTCGAACATGTGCTCACGCGCCACACCCAGTTTGTACGTGCCTCTGTCGTACACAAAGAACTTGGCCCATGCCTGTGACGTGGCGCCGACCTCCTCCGGCTCCGAGATTGCCGGCTTGCCGACGCCAACGTTCAGCCACTCCGTCGGCTGTGCTAGCTTCCACGAGCCCTGAAGGCTATCGTCTGTCGGCAGGTTCTGGAGACGGTCGCCACCGGCAGCCTTCACCTCAGACGCCTTGCCCAGGAATGTTGTGAAGCCCCACAGTGCGTCCTCGCCCTGCAAGCGGAGGTCGCCGTGCACCGAGTGGTCGGTGTCGAGCAGGGTAGACTCACTGGTGCCCTTCGCTTCATCCTCAGTCAGGCCACGCCAGTGGTGATGGTAGACGAAGCGTCCACGACCCGAGCGTGGCAGTGCGTCGAACCAGCTCTTCTTCCAGTAGGCAGCTACCTCGCCGGCACGGCCCTCTTCCTCGTGTGGGCCTGCCTTCGCGAGTGAGAACATCAAGCTCTGCGGCACGAACTCGAAGTCGACTACCTTCATCCCTCTGCGCCTTGAGCGTGTAGCGACGCCTGGTACCGACCACAACTCGGCGTTCGGGTCGCAGTCATTCGACGCCATATGGTAGTCGTCGCAACGCTCGCAGAGGATGATTGTGCTCTTCTGCGTCGGCTCCATCTTCTCCTCGCGGAGTGCGCCGTAGCGGCGAGCCAGATCGATTGCTTGCTGCACCGTGTACGCTGGTCGGGAGCGATCAGGTCCCTGCGGTGTCGGCTTGCCCCACGTGAGCGTTCCGTCGCTCAGTAGGATCATCTCCTCCACCGTCACGTTGAGTGTGTCGCCCTCGCCCGCCAACTGTGTCGGCGAGACGAACGTCTTGCCCAGTTTCTGGTAGGGCTTGCCGTCGATGTCCACGACACGACCCTTGGGGATTCCCTCGCTCGGTTCGCGCAGTGCACAGTCGTAAGTGTAGCCGTTGGCCACCTTGTTCACGCTCAGGACGCGTGCCTTGATCTCCACCGTGCGCTTCGTCTTCGCGTAGTCGTTGGTGGAGCCAAAGCTGTACGGCATGTTCGGGTCTCGCGTCACCACACCCTCGATCGGGAGGTCGCGCCCGCCAGGCCCACCGTAGTTGAGCAGCCGGTTAGCCATCGACTTCAGTGACGCCTCGCTCTTCGCTTCCTGCTGTGGCAGTGCGACGAAGCGCGCTCCGAGCGTCGAGGCTGCTCGCTTGATCAATGCGTATCGTTCACTGAACGGCTGCTCGTGCACATCGGCCCCGTCGAAGTAGACCATGTCGTACAAGAACACGACCGGCGTGGCGCCCTCGAACTTGTTGGCGAGCAACGAGATCAGCTCTGGACGCGCCACGTACTTGCCACCCGAGACCGCCTGGAGCTCGCCCTCGACCACCATGGACGTCTTGCACTTGCGTAGGGTGTCCATCAGTGAGGGCACGTCGTACTCCTGCTTGGCGTCCTCGGAGTAGATCATCGCACGACCGCCAGCACAGTGGATCAGCGCACGTAGTCCGTCCACCTTCGGTGACACCAACACAGTGCCCTGCTTGTCCACAACCTTCGAGGCCCAGTCGTCCCACAACTCCTTGACGGAGACGAAGTCGGTGTAGTACTTCATGGACGGCTTCTGTGCGGTGTACTTGTCGAAGGGGTTGATGCCGGCGCTCTTGAACCGAGGAGCCCTGTTCTCTGGCCCGAACCGAGCACGACGCTTCTCGAGGCTCGCCGCCTTGACGAGCTTCGCCTCGCCAGTCGTAGTGCGCAGCACAAGGTCGAACACCGGCACGTACTGTCCCTCGTGTGGACCCTGCGGACTGAACAGTAGGTGCAACTCCTTGCCGGTCTTGTCAGGATCGAAGAAGCGACGCAGCAGTAGCATGAGCGACTCACGGTAGTAGTTTGGCACATCCCCATCTTCGCGGATGAGGATATCCAGGTCGTGGGCAGCAGCCAGTCCCTCGCGCGCAGCGCTGCCGACCACGCTCACGTAGTCGGGAACCACGACGACGTCGCTGGCCGCCTGCTTCGGGAGCTTCGCCTGATCCAGCCCAGGGTGCACGTTGTGTTCCATGCCACGCTTCTCCATCTCGGCAACGATGAAGCTGTGGGCATTGACGATGGTCTCGATGGACGCACCGTTCTCCTTGGTGTTGGCGAACCACTGGTGCGTGCGGCGATGCAGCGAGAGTAGCTCGTCATCCGGTGCCTTCTTCAGGGCAGCCGGGGTGATCTCTTCGAGGGTCATGTCACTATCCTATCACATTAGACCGGAAAGCTCTCCATGGGTGGAAGCCAGCCCTTCGTGTTGGCCCCGATGTCGCAACGGCAGTGGGGGTGCAGTGGCGGGTACTCGCCACCCCACTCGAAGGAGTTGCCAATCTTGACCCAGCCCTGACCAGCAGCTTCGATACAGTAGTCGCACACCCGAGAGATGGTCGCTGCCGGCGAGCCGGCGGCCGTCAACCAGCGCCGCTCCTTGATGCCGTTACGCACCATCGTCTCGTGCGCTGTGTTGCCGTAGACGCGGGCCGTCTCTGTACGAGCTACCGTCTCCGCCCACTTGCGTCCAGCCTCGGGCATCGCGTGCAAGATCTCGGACGTTACTTCGGGCACGGTCTTCGGACGTGCTGGGTTCGCCGCCTCCAACGCGATGCGCGCCAACTCCTCAGCCCACGTGCCGGCCGAGTCCTCCAGGTAGCCGGTGACCTGCCCGGACAGTTCTGGGTACAACTCGTGGAACATCAGCTCGGTGTCTGTCCACCTGTAGCCACCACCCAGTTGCTTCTCCACGAGCTCGGCCCAAGGTGGCTTCGTTTTCATCCCCAACTGCCGACGGACCGAGCGCTCACCCAGCTCGGCGGTGCTCGCCAACTCGGACATCAGTTGACGTGCCGGCTTGTCGAGCTTGAGCTTCTGCTCGATGTGCTTGGCCAGCGCTGCCTTTGCCTTCGCCGGTGCGCGTGCCTCGTCAGGGAACTTCTCCCAGAGGGCGCGAGCGATGCGCGCCAGCTCTGCTGACGAGACCTGCTCGGCGAGGCCGCCGTAGTACTCCTTCGCCGCTCGTCTTACCTTGGCCTCAGCCGCGAGCCGCTGCTGGTAGCGTGTCGCCCATTGTCCGCTCGGACTGGCCGCCAACCAGACCGCCTCCAGACCACGGTGCAGTCGCTTGACTGTGTCCCAGCCTACCTTCATCAATCGGTCCCCAACGTGTACCTGGAAGAAGTCTCTGCAAGTCTCCGCGAAGCTGGCGTCATGTCGTCAGGCTCTCGAACGTTGATGATGGCTCTGGTTCAGGACCGGCACCGAGTGGTGGTCTCCAAGGTCCCTCACACTCATCCAGTCGCGGCACCTCATAGCGCTGACAGAGCAGGTGGGTCAGCTGCTCAAGCTCGAGTCCCAGACGTACGATCCGAAGACGGGCCATGACGGACACCTCGGTGTAAAGCGCGTCCACCTCCTGTAGCACCGCGTCGTTGACGCCGTGCTTCTTGAACCAGCCGTTGCAGCCCCACTCGTACTCGTGAAGGCAACGTCGGCGCAGTGCAGCATAGCGTCGGTCCTCGTTTCCACTGGACATCCCGCAAAGGAAGCCTTGGACCACGAGGAAGTCACTGTGGGGACAGCGCGTGTCTATCGTCATGTCCACCGCCCGCAGTGCGAGGATCCGCACCTCCTCCGCTCGACAGACGCCATCGTTGTGCTCGACCACTCGGCCGATGAGGTCGACCGCCCCGAACACTACCAAGCGAACCATCTCGCTGGGATGGCGACTGCTTAGGAAGTTGGTCTGACACCATGGCAGGCAGGCGTGTACTCCATGGAGTGACCCGTACGACGTCGTCCCAATCTCACCCTCTGGGAGCTGGTCGGCTACGAGGTGACTGTCGTCCCACAGGCACGGCATGAACGTACTCTGTAAGACAGGCACGTCGTCCTTCGTGTCCCAACGAACACGCCACTCCCTGAACGCGGTCCTCACTGTCGGTGTACCTCGTGCTGCTCCTTGCAGTCCTGTGAGCAGTAGTCGTTGTGCAGCAGCTTGATCAGGTTCTCGAGGCACTGCCAGCATAGTAGCTGAGTCCACGGCAGCCCCACGATCCCGATCGACACCATCAACGTCACGCGTGGTAGGTCGTCCAGGTCGCGCTCCGCACTGCAGCATGAACAGATGAACGTCTTCTCTTCCAGCTCCATCATCATCGTTCCCTTCTCCTAGCGGACGACACGGTGAACCGCCAGTTCCTTCTGAGCGCCGGCTGACCCTTGGCGTTGACGACGTACCACATCCGCATCATCTTCTTGTCTTGCGGCTGCTCCTCCTCGCGCTCACGAGTGGCGATCTTCTTGTAGGGCTCGCTCATGACAGCAGCGCTACCAACGCAATCACCAGCGCGGCGCACCCGAGCACCGCCCCGGCTACCGTGCCAAGCGTGTTCCAGAGAACCATGGTGTGCGTCCAACCACCACGCTGAGCGATGTCCTTCAGGATCTCCACGAGCGTCGCGTCGCCTTCGTTCGTCAACTTACGACCCCCTTACGGGTACGGGATATGTGCACTCATGAGTGCGAGGAGGATCCCCGTCACGATAGCCAACGACGAGAGCAGTAGCATCCTAACCATCTTAGCCCTCCGTGCCGTCACCTATCACGTCCGACAGCATGCCGTAGAACTTGCCCTCGCTGACGGCCTCGACGATGCCACCACCCTCCCAACGATAGTACCACCAACCACCCACGACGACCTCGATGTCCTTGTGGAAGCAGCCCTTGGAGTCGCGGATCACCTCATCCTCTGCCCAGGTGTACTCGGTGACCGTCTCGTCTGGTCCCTTCACTCGTAGCGTGACGGTCGTCGGATCGGTGAGCGCGCCAACTCCGTTGTCGAAGGTAGCCGACACTCGCACCGTGATTCCGATCGCGTAGGCGTTGGTGTCCATGTTACTCGTCCTCCACTGTCACGTTGCCGTCCACGACGCGAGCGTCGTCAGCCATCGCGTCTCCGACCGTCACCCTCGCATCGCCGATCGCCACTCCGCCGGCTACCAACTTCACGTCGCCTACAGCGGCCCGTCCGCGCATCCGGATCAGTGGTGTCGGGAAGACCAGCGTCAGTGTAACTGGGGTCGGAGTCAGTTCCAGCAGCTTGTAAAGAAGTGGCACTGGCACGTCGATCCTAAGCGTCACTGGCTCGGGTTGTACAGTCAGGGCCTTGTAGACCGTCGGCTCCGGTAGTGTGAGCTCGATGCTGACGGCCCCTGGCGTGAGGGTCAACGACTTGGAGATCTCGATTGCCGGGAACGTGAGCTCGATTACGACCGAGTCGGGCGCGACGACTCGTGGTTCGTAGACCCAACCGCCCAGTCCCGCGTAGTGGTAGACCACACCGTTGGTGTTCACGAAGTCGTGTGTGCCGACCTCGAAGTTGGTGGTGAGGAACTCCTGGATGGCGTCAGCTACCGGTTCTGGTGCATCGTTACATCGTGCACAGGCGTTAGAGGCCATCGTGTCGGTACGGAACATGCACTCGCGCGCAGTCTTCGGATCCTTCAACATCGTGAAGCGTGGGATAACCTCGCCCAAGGTGACGATCCTGTCGTCTACGCCGTTACCAGGATACGAGCCCTGCTCAGCGATGTTTCCTCCGAGTAGGAGGTAACAGTACTCGGCACCATCTTGGTTGAACAGGTGGCTCGTGCCCTCGACCGTGAAGCCGTCGACGTCGAGCGACTTGATGGATGTGCCGACGTAGGGGTCCGAGTCCTGTGCGCCAAAGAATGCCGCGGCCTCTCCCGCTGCAATGGACAGGGTTCGCCACATCGGTTGCACCCAGAAGCCACCTGTGCTCTTGAAGACTGCTCCGAACTTGGGCGCGAAGCCCGCTCCTGTGAACGAGCGCAGATCGGTCCCATCCCCGATGTACTTGTCGATTCGGATCCGACTTGGTACTTCTCGCAGTGCCAGAACGTGGTAGAGCTCACCCGCCTTGTTCGTGGCGATATCGAGCGCAACCGAAAAGCCGTCCACGTCAAGCGAGGTGATGAGGTTCGGATCAAGACCTCCAGCGCCGCCCAGCCACGCGGCCAAGCCAGCCGGAAAGTCCTTGTGCGAGAGAATCGGTGGCTCGGTAAGAAGAGTACTGTTGACGACGATCACGAACTGAGGTGGGAAGCCCACACCGGTAACGTGGTGGTCGCTGTGTCCAGTCCCCACGTAGGTCATCGTCTTGACACCAACAAGTCCACCCACGAACGCGGACGGCAGCACAAGGGGAATCGCTACCGGTGCAGGGGTGAGGATCTTCAGCCCGATCCAGACCAACGGCTCGGGCAGTGCGACGCCTATAACAACGGGATCCGGCAACAACGTCAGCGTCGCCACGCCGCAAGGCAGCATCTCGATAAGCCGGCGAGTCGTACCTCTAGCCATGTGAACTCACCGCTTTACGCGTGCTGAAGGACCTTCCAGGGAAAGGCACGACCCGTCCCGAAGGTCTGCTTGAGCGTGAACCTGAGTGCACCGGCGTCAGTCAGCTCATTGGAGATTGGCACACTGATCTTGATCAGGTCGTCCGTCAACTGGACGCCCTGAAATGACCCAAGGTACGCCACGCGTCGCGTGCCACCTGTCAGGATCATCTGGTAGGCGCGCAACTCCAACACGTCGCCGGCCGCCATGTTGACCGTGTCCACGTGAAGTGTGAACGTGCCGGCCACGTTGACGTCCGCCAGAACGTGCTCGGTGGCGACCACCGCCGTCTGGGTGCCTTGTCCGAAAGCCGTTACAGCCATGTTAGAACCCCGCTCTCAGTGAAAGGACAGGTATCGGAATGAAGTTGCTTGCATAGGTTGCACCCACCATTGGGTTCGGCAGTGGATAGGCGTTGGTCTGTTGGAGCATCGCGAGCACAGTCATGCACGAGCCACCGGGAAAGTAGGCGTAGGGCCACTTGGGGGAGACGCTAGAACACACCATGGCCATGTAGTACCCACCAGGGTTGAGCTGGGTGTCCGCGATGTCGTAGGTCTGCCAGGTGTTGGTGCCGACCAGTGCGACGCCGCCGACGGACACCAACCGGTTGCCCCCCTTGTCGTAGATCCCCACGTCGACGTTACCGCCAAGATTGAGTGTGGCGATAAACCAAGCCAGTTCGCGGATGATGACCGTCCGACAGATAACGAACGGGATGTAGAACGCCAGGTTGGTTGTCGGCCACGACGCCGACGTGCCCATGGCTCCGTAGTACTGCGGGCCGGACATCGCCATGATAGCCGCACCAATCGACTCCTGCGAGTAGGGGTGAATCGTCGGGAGTGGCCACGTGTCGGGGATCAGCGGAACATCCATTTAGATGATCCCCCTCGCACCCAGTCCGAACTTCCACACGCGGTCATTGGTGACGCGAACAACGGTGCCCATGATGGCTGGTAGTGGGAAGGCACTGCTCTGCTGGATCACGCCCATGCCCTGCTGGTACTGTGCATTGCCACTGATCTGGCCGAAGAACCGTTGCGTAGTGTTGTCGCAGGCAAGCGCGAGGTAGAACAGTCCGGGCCCGATGAGTGTATCCGCGACATCGACGACCTGTACGGTCTGCGTTCCAGAGGGAACAGTCGAACCGGTGCTGACCAAGCGCCGACCGTCGAACGTGTAGATGCCTACGTCCCAGTGGCCGCTGATCACGTCACCGTTACATGCCCACAGCGTGAGGACCAATAGTGGTGAGGCAAGTCGGAATGGGTAGTACAGCGCTCGGTTGGTAGAGCTCCAAGTTAGGGAGGCGCTAGCCGATCCCCAAGAACCGACTCCGCCCATGCTGCAGACCGAGCACGGATCGATGACGATCGGAAAGTCGAGCAGGGTGAGACCAGACGGGTAGTCCATGTCGTCCCTACGTGAGCTGCCCGAGCCCTTCAGCGTTCCACTGGAGGGCGATGATCCCACCGTTGCCGTCGAAGGGAAAGCCACCTGTGTCGATGAAGAACAAGAGGAGCGAGTGCGCGTCGTCGGTGACGAACTTGTAGATCACAAGACCGACACACTGTCGCGTTCCCACGCCGAGCGATGTCCAGGTCGCGTCCTCTGCATCCATCTCCGCCCGGTTGTTGGGGTCGTCCTCGTTCACGACCTGACCGGTCAGCACCTTACGGACGTAGTTGGCCCCGTCGTACTCGTCCAGTGTAGCGAGGTCACCGACGAACTGAGCGTCCTGTTCGGTGTCAGCTGTGGTGTTGCTCATGACGAGCAGCGCGCGGATGTCAGCGCCGGCCTCTTGCCAGTTCAGCTCGCCGCGCGCGATTGCTGCCTTGGCCGGTGTGTATGCAAAGCTCATGTCCCCTTACCTCCCGTAGAGTTGTTCACTGTATGCTTTCCGTGCCACCGGCTCGCACGCCACCACCAGTGTCCCGCCACAGCCGTGGCAACAGCAGCGGGCCATCCGTGCCAGAACACCTGCTCCAATGTGTCGCCACTGGGCCAGTGTGATACCAACGCTGCCCATCCCCATGGCCGGCCCGACTCCACTGCATGGTTCCAAAGGGCGATCCCCAGCCCACCGAACCCGATCGTGACTCCCCAGAAGAAGAGCACGAGCTCGAGGTATGGGCGCCAAGGGTGTTTGCGGAGCCACAAGAAGGACGCAGCGAGGATTGCGATGATGCCGAAGCACGTGGGCGTCATGACCCTCTCCTTGGTGAGTGGATTCTTCATGCTGGTACGGCCTCCCGCTCCCTCACTGGAACCTCGGGCGGCGCCTCTTGCGGCACGTTAGGCACGCGACGCACGACATAAGGGTTACCGACCCGCCTAGGCTCCTCGGTTGTCTTCCTGACTGGGGCTCTCGTTCCCACCTGGAATCTCTCCCGTCTCCATGACCTCGCGGACGACCTCGTCGACCTGCTCCAGTCGAGTGAGCACAGCGTCCTGTGTGCGCTGCATCGCAGCCATCATGTCGACACTCTGAGCCATCGCCATCGCCATCCCTGCGCCAGCAGCTCCCTTCGACTGGAGGTACTCGGCGAGTGTCACGTTCATGTCGTCACGGGCCGGCAGACCGAGCTTCTCGCGACCCTCGTTCAGCGTGACCATGTTAGTGCGCACAAGGTTCACGGCGTTGGCGATGTCCGCCGTCTCGTCGCTGACGTCAGGCGCCTCGAACTCTACGCGCCACGCCACGGTCTCCTCATTGATCCGTCGTGCTCGAGCGTACTCGGTACGGATGAACCGTCCAAGTCGGTCGCAAAGAATGGACTGCGCCGGAGTCACGACGGCGTTCTTGTAGATGCGGTTGATGGCCACGCTGACGTTGCCACCAAGCATCCCGCGCTGGACGGTACCCAATCTGTCAGGAGGCATACGATGTGCCTCGAGGATTCGTGCGTCGGTGACGTCCATGAGCTTGGTGAAGTGCATGTCGTTCTGTACGGCCGTCAGTCGTTCGACCTTGAACTGCGCGGTGCCCGACAACGGCACCATGAGGTTACGGTGCGGGTCCTTGTGCTGGACCTTGAGCTGCTCTTCGAACTCGTCCATGAACGTCTCGATCTCTGCGTCCTTGCCGGTCAGTCCCGACACGACGAAGATGTAGCGAGGCTCTCTCGCGTTGGAGAAGAACTTGATGTTATAGTCTCTCGCTGCGATTGCGAGCGTAATGTAGCCCACGCCCGAGATGTAGCCTGGAATCCCGTACCACGAATTGCGTCGACTCGTCTTCACGAACACCAGCATCTCGTTGGCGAGCTTGTCGAAGCCTGTGCCTGGGGGCGCTGTGCGACCGTTGCTTGACAGTACTGCCACGTCACGCAACGGCTGTCCAGTGGACACGTCCACTCCCCACCGCTTGAACCAGACCTGCCGCGTGTTGCGGATCTGTACGTAGAACATACCGTTCCGGTGTGCACGGACTGTGTGTGCCGGCACGTGGTACAGTCGTTGCACCACGCCATTGATGTCGCGTGCTGCCTCGAACATGCCCCACCCGACGGTCTCGTAGTCAAGCCAGACGGCGTTCAACAGTTCGATGAACGTCTGCTGCTCGGTGATCTCGTCCAGCCAGTTGTAGATGTCGGCTTCCTGTTCAGGAGGCGCGCTCTCGTGTTCGGGCACCAGCTTCGGCCCATTGGCGATCACATCCATGGCCTTCTGTTCTAGCGAGGCCGAGTGGGGAGGGTGGGACTCTGCAAGGAGCACAAGCTGCTCCATGGAGTAGGGTGGCCTCTGAATTGCGACACCGTAGCTGGCGATCTGCGAGAACGGATCCTCTAGCAACTGCTTGGAGGGGAACTCGGACAGGCGCTCCAACTCTTCGCCGCCGTAGCCTCCGATGATGCGTGCCTTGAAGATCCTGCTACCCTGGGCCTCTGTTCGTGCGACCATGGTTAGTCGCCCTCCTGTCGTCGGGTTGTAGCGTAGTTATAGGTCCACTCGATGCACCACGCCAACAGCTCGATCTCCTCTTGCGTACCCAGCGGTCGCTGGTCTTCGACACAGATCTGGCGCAGTGCCAACGGACCGTGGGGGCCATCCAACGCAACGGCAACGGCGTACCGTGCACGTCGGCCCTTCACCCTCATGTGCACCTCCGATTGTACCACCTTGATCCCCTGTTGGGCCACCAGTATGGACGCCTCTTGGAGGCTGGAGACTAGCACGGACCTGGCATGGGCCCGTCTTCCGGCAGTGTACCTAGAGGGCATGAGTGTGGTCAACCCCCACGCTTGTCACCTACAAACCCCGAGGCCTGTGTAGTCGACTGATCGTCCGCTTACCTCCAGCGATCTGCCACGCGAGAGCTAGTGTGCATATCTCATCCGGTGGGTGACCTGACCCGTAGAGGTCGTCCGTTGTGACCGCTCGATGTAGCTCCGTCAGTGAGTTCAACGCTGGCCATTCGACCTCGCCGTTGTCCACCGCCGTCTCGTAGTCGAGGTACAGCTTCACCTTCGACGCCGGCGTCATGATGTAGGGGGTCACCTGTGAGATGGGAATGTCAAGGTAGGTGTTGATTACGTCGCCGATGCCCGTGGCGTCGTGGATGGCGTGAGCGTGATACTCCTTGCCCCACTCGTTGTAGAGCTTCACCACTTTCGGCCATGGCCACCTGAAGCAACGCACCCAACGCACGAGACGTGGCGGCGTAACGTCGTACCGCACGACAGCCACGACCGAGAGGTCCACCTTGCGTGCCCAGTCCGCAGCCACCACGTAGTCACCGCCGTCCACCGGATCCTCGAACAGACACACCTGGTTGAGGCCGTCGTCGACAGGAGCGCCTGAGAACATCGCCTCAAGGGCTTCCCTCGCGAACAGCATTCCACCCTCGTCTGGGGCCTCGAGGTCGTACTCGGTACGCCACATCCGACCGGTCACCTGGATGCGTTTGGAGGCGATGTTCTCGGGCAGAAGCCACGACCCAGGGTTCTTCGGGTTACACAACGTTTCCTTATAGCACCAGCGCCGGACGGGCCATCCCTTCTCAGCGGCGCGCTTGAGTAGCTCCGTCATCGTTCCGGCCTCGTGGTGGTGCGTGGACGCAAGGATGGTCTGTGCCGGTCTTCGCGGGTCGGTGACCATCGTCTGGCCCATCAGGGCGTCGATGATCTCGACGTCGCATTCTTCCGCCTCATCGATGCGTAGACGCTGAGGGTGAGGACCACGTGCGGCTCTCGATGACGCTGTGAGGGCTTGCATGGTGTTGCCCATGAGTGTGCGCGTCCACGTACGCCGAGGCTCGTTGGCCAAGAGCCAATGCGGCGCCGTGACAGCCTCGAGCTTGCCGTCGACCGTCTCCTCTGCGCTATGGCCCCAAGCCTTCTCAGCAGCTTCATGTGCACGCCTGGACTGTTCGCCCGAGCCGCCCGCCAACACGACGTCGAAGCCTGAGATGAGCTCGATGAGTGACAAGCCGGCCAAGGCCCACGTCTTGCCGCCAAAGCCTCTGGATGCAATCCAGATGATGATTGGCGACTTAGCGAAGTAGGCCTCGATGATGGCGTCGGCAGGACTCGTGTGGTCGGGGCAGCATGCCTTACGGGGATAGCGTAGACCGAAGTAGAGCTCTAGCTGGGCTAGCAACTCGTGCGGAGTTTGGGGGGCTCGGTACACGACGGGCAGGTTGTCGTCGTTCGACGTCACCAGCTAATCGTACCGCATCGAGGATGTGAAGTCAAGCGATCTTCTGATCCCGCACTGTTGTGTGTCGCCTGAGGTACGGTGTTAGCGTGTGGCTCGCTGTGCACGTCCCGCCAGCGTGCGTGTGGTCGGACGCGTTGGAGATTACGTCGCCGTCTACTTTACTTACTCAACTGCAGGCGAGACGGCACGCCGTCCACTTCCTCGAGCGTCAGCACGTCAGGGACACCGACACGCTCAGTCTCCTCACGGAGTACCCGTCGGCATATGGCGGCGAAGAAGTCCCACTCGGGCTGTGGGATAGTGCGCTCAGGTGGGAACTTGACTACCTTGAGTCGGGATGTCGTCGCGTACATCAGTCCAGCCTCGGGAGGAACTTCGTCCGGTCGTACCAGGTCCTTCGGTGTCACGTAGTAGAAGTACTGGCAGAGGGCGAGGTATCGAGCCCTCTTGGAGGCTGTCTTTACGTCGTGCAGGAAGTCGGCTCGGCTCACCTTCACCTCGAAGCCGGTGGGTCGGTAACCTCCGCTCGGCCAGAGGTGGAAAGCCCACGCATCCAGCCGCCGCTCTACGTTCTGGCGGTCACTACCCTTCATCCAAGCGAGGCGGTTGTAGTTGTAGCCTGTTCCTGCACGGAGCTCAAGGAAGAAGGCCCATGCGGGTGGTCGGTAGTACCTGCGAAGCAGAGCGAGGATCTCGGCTGTGTTCACGCTTGCGACTCCTCAACTGTGGGTGGTGTAAGCCGTCGTAGCGTGTCGGGTCGAAGTAGCAGCTTGTGCGCGACGCCCGACGCATCCACGACGATGACCATCGGCGTTGCTGGCTTGCCATCGTCGTCGCTGCCTACGCGCGTGGGCACTCGGTGGAGCTGTAGCAGGTCTTCGACGGCCGCCTCGTTCTTCATCAGCGCCTCAAGGATCTCGCGCTCAGCCTCTGCCCACTTCGGGTCGAGAGCGTTCTCTACCACCTCGCCGGGGATGGCTTGGCCATGCTCGTCCTTGCCTAAAGACGGACGACGCATGAAGGGTCTGGACTTCTCCAGTCCATCCAGACGTGCCCACAACTCTCTCGAGATGAGGTGCCGTGAAGCGAGTGCCTCAACGACTGCGTTGGCCGTCACCTCCACGACGATGCCGCGGAGCAGTTCGCGTGCGTGTGCGATGTCGATCCAGTACTGGGCCGGCGACACACCGATCAGGTCAGCCGCTTCGGGGCCAGGTGTGCGCTGCAGGTACAACTTCCACGCTTGGATGATGCGCTCGAGCACTGTGTGGTCGTTGTACCAACGCTTCTTGTACGCTCGAGGCTTGGTCATGGCCTCGTCCACGCAGGCATCCAGGGATCGAAGACCAGTTCCCACCAGAAGCAAGGCCCACTCACAGAGGTCAAGCGCTTGTCCACGGTCTCGACGCGATGTAGCCAGAGCAGCGGCATCCCGAGTGCCAACGCTACGTCGCGCGCTCTCGGCCCCGCCGCCTCATCGTTGTAGCCTACCGTGATCATCGGAAGCATGCGCGCGTGCGAAGATCCGCCGGTGCAGACGCCTTGGCAGGACGAACCAGTTACGACGCCGGCCTCCCACAGTCCCCACACCAGCTCGTAGATGCCTGGATCAAGATGACAGTCGGCAGTAGAACAATCCTCCGGCGCATCAGGCGCGTGGTGCCGACAGTCGCCCCAGACGTCCGGCTCAAGCAGGGCATACCACAGACGGGCGAGTCGTCTCCGAAATGTCATGTTGATCCACTGCTTCATGCTTCGATCTCCCTCAACGTAGCTGCAAGCGCCTCGCCATCCGAGCGCAGACGCACGTTCCATGCACAGTGCGGATAGTGGACAGCAGGTTCACCGTAGGGGAAGTCTCGACATACGGACGGTCGACGGCTGTGGATGATACACGCTGCCTTGCGTCGACCCTCGGCAGGTCTGAAGAACGAGCAGGCGTAAGTCCACACACCGTCAGAGTGTTGCGTTGGCACCAAGTTGCCGAACCAGATACTGACGTCGATGGAGCCGGGTGGGTCGCGGTACCACTCGCCCGCTAGTTCAAGCGGTGACAGTCCACCCAGACTGAAGCGCTGACAGCACTCACCACACCGGTTGCACTTGATGCGCTTGAACTCTTCCCTGGTGACCAACGGTCTCCTCACGCAACTCAGTCCTGCTTCGGGTGGCGAATCGCGTGCAGTTCGAGCAGCTGGGCCTCAGCGCGGATCTTGCGCGCCTTGGCCTGGATCCACGCTACGGTGGCACCGATCAGTCCCACAGCGTTCAGGAACACCAGGGTCGCTGCGCAGGCCATAAGCACCTGGAACGGTAGGAAGTCATACCACATCCGTCACCTCGCTTTGGAGTGCTGCGAGCTCAGTAAGCAGCTCAGGCGACGGTGGCTCGTAGCCCTCGTCACCGGGCTCAAGGAAGCGCTTGTGCCGACCGAGGTAGTACAGGTCGTCCGAGGTCACGATGCCATCAGCAAGACCGTACCGGACAGACTCCTCCGCGGACAACCAGAGCATGCGGTCGATGTCCGCCAACAACTCGTCGCGAGAGCGCTTCACGCCGCACTCGATGTAGCAGTCCACCATGGCGTCGCGGATCTTGTTCATCTCCTGCTGGCACAGCTCCAGGTCCCTCGAGTCCACGGAGAACTCCTGTGCGTTGATCCTCGGTAGGTGCAGCATCAGTCGGGCATGCGGCAGTAGTAAGCGGCGTCGACCAGCCGCGAAGATCAGCGAGGCCATGGACGCGCACGACATGCCGATGGTGGTCACTGGCGCCGGCGATGCACGAATCGTGTCGTACAGAGTCATGCCGACGTCGATGGACCCACCCTCACTGGCGACGAACAGCACGATGGGATCGCTGCTCTCCAACGCAAGCGCAAGCAGGCTCTCGAACACTCGGGTCGGCGAGTACATGTCCTGCCGTGCCGTGTAGCTTAGCATAGGACCCACAAGGAACAAGGCACGTCGGCTCGTGCCGACGATCTCGGCTCCCCAGGCAAGCTCGTTGTCGCGGATTCTGTCGGGACGTGGTCTCACAAACATGACTACTCCTTGCTCACTGTTTCCCAGCGGTCATCGAGCTCGAGCACCTGCCGGCCGGCTTGCTGGTCGAGGTAGTATTGCAGAAGCGTGAGACAGTGCCAAGCCGCGTGGGCCATGTGCGGAAGGCCCGACTCGTCGTCGATGTCCTCACCGTTGATGGAGGCGAAGACATGACGCAGAAGAGCATTGTACGACAGGCTCCAGTTGTAGCCCTTGCGGAAGTTGTGGGCCGCGTACTTCTCGAGCGCCCGTCCGTACACCTCGCCCAGCACCAGTAGCGCCTCTGCTGGCGCCAAGAACAGTTGTGACGGCTTTGAGCACTTCTCGCCACCGGTCAGCCGGTTCTTGACTCTTACCTCGTCGGTCATCATGTCTCCTCATGCCAAGCGGTGCTGAACGCGCCGACCACGGCCTGTCTTGACCACCTCGCCGGCGTCGCGCAGAACGTGAAGGGCACGATGGAGGCCGCCTGCCACGCTCACGTAGGCGCTCAACTCGCGGGCTGTCTTTGGGCCGGTTGAGAGAGCGACCAAGATGCGCTTTCCTTGAGTCATGTCCGAGGTGATGGACACCGTATGGTCAGTGGGGACACTACCGTGACGCTCGGGTCGCCAGGGCTTGAGTTCCGCATCGTACTCGGCGTAGCCGGATTCCGTCTCCCACACGCGGACCTTCTCCACGTAGGCCGGCATGTTCCCGGTCACCTCGAGTTCAGCCACCAGGAATCGGTAGATGTGGTAGGCGAGCTGCTCCGCGGTGGTGACCTCCACGCCCAACGTTGGAGCTGACTGGTTCAGGAACGTATGATCGAGCAGTCCATGCAGCCTCTTCAGTGCAGCACCGACAGCGGTGAAATCGACGAGCATGCCCTCCTTGGCGTGACCGTGACCACAGGGCACGAGACTGCGACCTACGATGAACACCTCCACTGTGTACTTGTGCCCATGGAGGTTGTGACACCTGCCGTCGTGGTTGGGCAGTCTGTGCGCACACTCGAGCGTGATCGCTTTTCTTAGACGGAACATCCTGCCTCCTTATGGACACCTCTGGCATCGACGTGGCCAGACCCGCTGTGTGAATATCGCGATCCAGAGCACACTTGTCAGTGCCGTCGGCACCGCGCCGAGAACCAAGCCCTCAGTCGCCAGTACGTAGGCTACAACGCCAAGCGCTACCGCGTAGATGGCCGAGGCCGACGCGGGCGTGTGTTGGATGCGCCACCTGTATCCCTGCCTCAGCATGAGTATCGTGCCGGGAACGAACGCGGCCTGCGCTAGCAGCATGAGAATGTCGTTCATTTGGTGTCTGCCTGTCTCGCCAAGCGCTTCTTCCTTCTCTCTTTACGCCGGCGGAGCTCGCTGGGAGACACGAAGTACTGACGTCGACGACACTCGCGCAGCACGCCCGACTCTTCGACCTCGCATCGGAACCGACGCAGTAAGGAATCGAAGGACTCACCGGGCCTGGGGTAGACCACCCCCGCCTGCTCCCACGCGGTGCTCGATGCGACGGGGTTGTAGTACGTAGTCACTAGACCTCTCTGAACGAGCGAAGCTCGACTTGGCTTCCCTCAGCCGCCAACAGGTCGATCAGTCGGTTGATGATCTTCACGTCGTCGGTCCGCACGCGGTCGTCCAGTCTGGGCTTGAGGTAGCCGTTGTCGTTCAAGAACTTAATGAGTGGCTCGACCGCGTCATGAGGTACTCTCACCGCAGGTTCGGCCTCGACGAACTCCTCGTAGGCGCCAGGCGCGATGTAGCACAAGGCGCGATGTAGCACAAGGCGCCTGCCGCAATGTCGCTGTACCACTCACCGCGGCGATGGTAAAGAGTCCTCGACGGGACAACGCGTGGCTGACGCTTATTGGCACACTTGCTGCAACTCACTCTGCCTCCTCCTCGAGTTTCGTCGGCTCGAAGTCGCCGTCGTGCTTTGTTGGCGCTGCCGTCACCGTAGGGACGGGTCGTGGCAAGAAGACATCGTCAGTACGCTCCGCCGGCGCCTTCATGTTTGGGATGACCTGAATCACTTGCGTCCCGCCCTTGACGCGCTCCACCGAGTCGCGCGCCCTTGCCATCATAAGGTGGCTCATCTCGACGAGATCACGCCTATCCCCAAGGCCGGCCGTACTGGTAGTGAGCACCGCCAGTCGAAGCGCGTCCAACGCCTCCACGATTGCCCTCACGGCGTTCTTGTCCATCATGCCTTCCCCTCGCGCTGACTTCCACGACGCCACGGCAGCCAGATCCCGCCCTTCGTGCGTGGCATGTCCTCGCTCTTCCTCCGTTGCTGCTCGTGTTGGATGGCCAGCTCTGAGGCGCGCATCTCGCGCTGAGCCTCCGTCTTCAGCTGTCCCAGCAGCTTCCTACTCATGCGCCTGAACCAACGACGCGTCGCACGGTTGGCGATCTGCTCTCGCGTTATGGTGCGAAGGATGTAGACCCGATGCAGCGGCCTACCATTGCGATCGCGGTCCCGCTCGAGCTTGTCCCGCTTCTCCAAGACCTTGCGGTATCCTTTGCCCTTGGCGTCGTCCTCGACGCGCATCACCAGTTTGTGCTCGTTCGGGAGTGGTCTGCCGGTCTTCTCGTCCACACGTCGACCGATCACTTCGAACAGGCTTATGAACAACTCGAAACCTCCCCAAGGATTGGGCGCACCTTCATGCAGTAGGGCGCTAGCTGTTTAGCAAGCTCGCGCACATCGTTTTGTGTAGCCAGAACCCATGCCCAGTTGGCGTGGCGCTGTGCAAGCCTGTTCGAGCCAGGGCGTTCAGACGCCACGAGGTAGACCCGTCCAACCCCAGTTAGCCGTAAAGCCGCCGCGATCAACTCTATGTCGGTATTGGCCAGCGTGATGTGCCAACGATGTGTAGCTCCACTAGGATGGTGCACACAGCCTTCACCTTCAATGAGAGCGCCGAGCCATGCGGCTTCGACATCCGATAGTTGGTGAGTGCTAACTGGACGTTCGTGAGGCATTAGAGTAGTTCCTGCGTGTCCACGTCGTGCTCGATGAAGCAGACGATACAGTCGGGGTTATCCCACGGTGCCTCATGGTTCTCGCCTTGGTGGTGAGCGACTGCCTCAGCCCACTCTTCCTCAGCTTCTCTCAAGCGACTCTCTACTTCAGGACCAAGGTCTCTGTAGTAACTCCCTAGGCCCTGCTCGACTCGATCTGCCTCGCGGCTTCCGTCGTTCTCTGGCCGCCTCTTCCCGCAACCGGAGCAGCCGAAAGGTAAGTCGCTACCGTACCCTGCACACAGCGGGCAGAAGTCAGTACACATCGCCGTTGCGCTCAACCGCGCCGTCTTCGTACTTCGAGACTGCGCGACGGTAGAACTCCAGCTTGGCGCACTCCAAGTCGCCCATGATGGACTTGAGCGTAGAGTAGCTCGTCTTACCTCCCAGCTCAAGGACGCGCAGTGCCAGCTTGGTCACACAGTAATTGAGGCGTCCGCCCATCTGGCCCACGGCGACGTCAGGGTGGCTCCAGTGGCCGGCAATCCGGTAGACCTCCTGGGCCAGCTTCTCGATGAGGGGGTCAAGTTCGTCACGTTCGGTTTGCTTTACATAGGGCATGGTGGCTCTTCCTCCCACTCTCGCCACTCCTGCTGCTGGATCAACTTGCCGCCCTCTCGGACCTCACAGGCGTACCCACGCTCCTGTCGTGTAATCTTGAGGGTCTGTCCACCGACGATACGCGCGATGTACGAACCTGACTTCTTGTAGAGCAGCTTTGCCAACATCTGGTGGATGTGTTCGTTGACCGTCGGGTCGCGAGAGTAGGCTGCCCTGAGCACTCCTCCGGCCATCACCCTACACGTCCCAGTCCACGCTCTTGTGCCAGTGCCCGTCCACCTTGATCTCGAAGCGTGGACAACAAAGGCAGATGCGACAGTCCTCCTCCAGCCAGACCCCTGACGCTAGGGGATACCCGTTGAACTCGACCCACGTGTGAAAGCCGAGGAAGCAAAGTAGTCCGCCGAACCTGAGGCACATCGTCACTCACTCCACGTCTCTATACCCGCTCTCGTGCGCAGACCTCGTGGTGGCCCCACCCGATGCGCTTCCAGATGCGCTCATGGATGAAGTACATCACGAGGCTCAACGGCGAGTAGACGACGGTGATCTTCAGTGCTGTAAGTGGGTCGCCGGCGAAAAGCCACGACACCATCAAGACCGTGACGAAGCCACGAAGTTCCCACGTCATCCCCTTGACGAATGAGCGTCTAGGGGTGCTAGCTAGGAGGACCTTTTGCTCTGTCACTTGGCCCCTCGACACGGTGACATGCTATGTGGTTCATTGCTTCGCCGACGACGTACTGAACGAGTAGGTAGCGTGGGCAGCTGTTCAACTGGTGCTCCTCTACTGACCGTTGAGCGTAGAGCTTGGCACCACTGAACGTGAGAGTGATCGTCACCGTGCAGCCATCGAAAACCCCGGGTGGGCTAGGTTCGACGCGAAGCCCCATACGCCGACCCAGCACGAACTTGTTCAACTCGGCGCGCAGTTGCTTTTCAAACAGATCGTAGCCCGACGCGTTCACGCGAAGTCACCTGTCTTCAGCTTGAACCTCAGCGGCTTACCGTGCTTGTCGTAAAGGTAGGGATCGGTGCGGGCGACGACGCCCTCGGCGAACACGTCACTTCTGCTGCAATCCTCGTACGCGACGCGCGACCATATCCCAGCTTGCACGATGTCGGCGACCTCCTCAGCGGTGTAGCGCTCACCGAGTTCGGGCACTGTCTCGAGCATCAGACGTCTGGCGATGCTCTCGACGTTCGCCCAGTCGAGCCACCAACGGCTCGCCACCAGCACATCGAAGAGTCGAAAGCTCACACCTTCGCGGTAGTTGCCGCCGCCCTTCTGAATGCGCTCGCCGTAGCCCTCACCGAACAGCACGATGGGGTAGGGTTCCACACATCCACACCGATGCTTCCCGTCAGCGCTGCCGCAAGGAGGCCCCGCCTCACACGGACACCGACCGGTTCCGGCACAGACCTTGCAGCTATTCCGGCCACGCCACAGGCGCATCATGACGTCCAACGAGAACGTGTCTTGAAGGTGAGTCAGTAGGAACGTCGGAATCTGTGCTGCACTTGTACGCCCATAGAACCGCACGCGCCAACCGAACGTGTCATCCAGTGATGGTGTCACGCGTTCGTCCAACTCCAGCGACACACGAATGTTGGTGCCGTCAATCTTCTCCGTCACCAGCCAGTGCGAGATCTGTTTGAACTCGGGGCAGCGAACCTCGTTGGTCACCTTGTGGTCGTCGCCACGGTTGAAGTAGGTCTCGATCTTAGGATACTCGCTCGGTGGCATGCACACTGCCCTCCTGCCTCTCTATACCCTCGTCGAGCAAGTGGTGGTGCGGCAGGGAGGATTCGAACCTCCAGCCACCAGTTTTACGAACTGGCCCGACACACCGCCGTCGGCGCTGCCGCACGTTGGCTGAGCGAGCCGGAGTCGAACCGACATTGCGTCTCCGCTTACCGAGTTAGCACCTCGGCTGCCACGCCAATGGCTGTCGCTCAATATGGCGGAAGGGGCAGGAGTTGAACCCGCACTGCCTTTCGGCTTGCCGAGATTCGAAGTCGGTTGCCACGCCCATGGCGGCCCTTCCGTATGGAGTGTCGGGCCGGACTCGAACCGGCTCTGAGTGGGCCACGGCCAAGCGTGCTACCGTTACACTACCGACACACTGGTGGAGGAGACAGGATTCGAACCTGCAATCCCCTGCTTGCAAAGCAGGCGCGCTCCCATTACGCTACTCCCCCACGTTGGTACCGCGGGCAGGATTCGAACCTGCGCTCGTCGGTATATCAGACCGATGCACTTGTCCACTGTACTACCGCGGCTTGGTAGCGGGTGGGAGATTCGAACTCCCGTCGCCGGCTTGAGGGGCCAGCATCCTGCCGCTAGAAGAACCCGCCCCGATATGGTGCGAGCGGGAGGATTCGAACCTCCATACTCCGAGGTTTGGACTCGGAAGGTCTACCGTTGCCTTCACGCTCGCATGGCTCCGGTGGTAGGACTCGAACCTACGACCTAGCGGTTAACGGCCGCTCGCGCTCACCAACTGCGCCACACCGGATTATGGAGCCGGCGGAGGGCCTCGAACCCCCAACCTGACCGTTACGACGGGCCTGCTCTGCCTACTTGAGCTACACCGACTCGGTGGCGTCGCCGACGGGAGTCGAACCCGCGACCTCCTGCGTGACAAGCAGGCGCCCTGGGCCACTGGGCGACGGCGACGTTTGGTGCGGGCGAGAGGATTCGAACCTCCACTTGTCTGCTTCTAAGGCAGGTGCGTCTACCAGGTTGCGCCACGCCCGCGTCGTGTTAAGCTGCTGGTACGGGCTGAAGGCCTCGAACCTCCGACCTCCTCCGTGTAAAAGAGGCGCTCTTCCAACTGAGCTAAGCCCGCATGGTTGCGGTGGAAGGATTCGAACCTCCGTTTCGCGGTCCAGGGCCGCGCGTCCTACCACTAGACAGACACCGCATCGATATGGTCCGGGTAGGAGGAGTCGAACCTCCACCTCCTGCTTGGAGGGCAGGCACGCTTGTCCGTTACGCCACACCCGGATTGGTTCCCCAGAAGGGACTCGAACCCCCAACCTCCGGTTTAGGAGACCGTCGCTCTGCTCCCTTTGAGCTACTGGGGAATGGTACGCCTGGAGGGACTCGAACCCCCGACACCGTGGTTCGTAGCCACGTGCTCTGAATCCACTGAGCTACAGGCGCGTATGGTGCCGAGAGAAGGAATCGAACCTCCGTCGCGAGGGTCTTCACCCCTCCGCTCTACCACTGGGCTACCTCGGCAGATGTTAGTGGACAGGGGCGGGAGTCAAACCCGCGACCTCCGTGATTACTGGCGCCTCGGTGCTCTGCCACTGAGCTACCCTGTCCGTACTGGTAACGGGGGTCGGATTCGAACCGACGATCTCCGGCTTATGAGGCCAGCGGGGACGACCGAACTCCCCTACCCCGCATCGCTATTGGCGGGTACGGAAGGCTTCGAACCTCCGCCTTCCCGTTTTGGAGACGAGTGCTCTGCCAGCTAAGCTACGTACCCACATGGTACCGGCGGAGGGATTCGAACCCCCGACGCGCGGATTAAGAGTCCGCCGCTCCGACCAGACTGAGCTACGCCGGCAATCTCGCCTACTTGCGGCGGAACAGAAGGCCGCCGATAACGTTGAGTGCCACTGCGAGTAGTACGCCCTGCCAGTAGGTTGCGTGTGGGCCACCAAACAGTGACGGCACCAGTGCGTTCCAGAGCAGCCAGCAGATGAGGCCACTCAAGAAGACCGTGCCGGCGACCAGTACCCCGATGCCCAGAAGGACGAAGAACGTCTTCATTATACTACCTTTCCCCTCACAGGCGCACACAGACTGCGTTGATCCCCGACTCACGCATGTACCGTACGACTGCAGGGTTGTTGTCAATGTGCAGGTCGACGAACCGACGCCGGCAAGCCTCGGCCTTGCGTGTGGCAGTCATCACACAGGCACTCTCTGGGTCGCCGCTAGACCACACACACTCCACGTCGTCGTCACCGACGCACTCCAGTGAGTAGTCGCCCATACCGTTGGCCCGCAACCACTCGCATGTCCACTCGTGCGCGATGGGCAACCGCCCTGTGATGATGACAACCTCATCGTCCAGCGTCACGAAGCGCGACGGGTGCGACTTGGGTAGTGCCCTCAGGTAGACACAACGCAAGTCCTCACCCGAGAGAAGGTGAGCTCGGTACAGAACGTGCGCCATCGTCAGTGTTGCACACGACAGGTCGCAGAGCACACCGTCGAGGTCAAGACTGATCCTCACGACTTCGCCTTCCCTCGGTAGTCGAGGTGGAAGCCCACGGCCAGCTCGAGCCCTGGAGCGTGCAGACCGATGTGGAAGACGGGCACCGGGATCCACGCGGTGTACTTGCCGCCGCCGAAAGAGTCGACACCGATGGTCAGGTTGTTCAGGTTGAGTGTTATGTGCGTTGGCCAGTGTAGGTCCACGTCCACGTAGAAGCCCAGCAAACTGAACTCCAAGTTGCGGAACTCACTGTAGTGGAGGTACTTGAACGGCCCCCACCGCCACCCCTTCGCTCTCGGCTCAGCATCTTGTTTCTTGTCGGTCACGATTGCCTCCCTCTCTGTCTTATACATCCGTCGGCGTGTTGAAGTTTACGACTGAGGTTACGTCTGGCAACGCAGCGTCCAGTCTAGCTGTGAAAGCGAGGCTGCGTCACTGGACGCAGCCTCCAACTTAGCTGTGGGTGTAGTGACGCTGCGTCTACCGCCGGTAGAACTCGCCCTCGGCCCTGAAGCCGTCACTGTACACTTGCACTGGAACGAGGTGCACCTTATTGTTGTACACGACGCCGTAGGTGAAAGCTTGCTGCCAGTTGGGAAATGCGGCGTACTCCATGTCGAACCGACACAGGCAGCCATTCTCGATGTAGCTGTGACTGCCACGAGCGTCGGTCCAGGAGTACGTGCTGAAGTGATGGCTGTGTCCGCACAATCCCGAGGAGCCGGTGGCAGTGGCCATGTAGCGCGACACGTTGATTGGGTAGGCTCTACTGGCAGACGCCTTGTAGCCATGCTCGATGCGGTAGCCGAGGAAGTCGACAACACTTCCATAGTCCAGATGCTCGACCCCTACTTCATCGAGACCGAGTAGCGCCTCCAGCCTCAGTGCCCGTAGTCCCTGCAGCTCCTCCCCGAACTTCCAGAGCCAGCGCCGGAGCCTGTCCTCGTGGTTGCCATCATCTTCGATGCGCCTGGCGTTCGGGTTCGCCGTTGCTCGGTTGAACAGCCAGCGCCGAGCGGCGTCCAGCTCGTCCTGGAGTCTGAACCGACGCGACGGATTCTTGTCGAAGGTGCTGAGCATGTAGAAGTCGAAGATGTCGCCGTTGTAGACCTCGAGGTCGGGCTTGAAGTCGTCCCAGAAGTGTTCCACCGCCCTCAGCGTCCTACGGTCTTCGAATGGGATCTGGATGTCGTTGACGACGATGATCTTGAACCCATTCGGTGCCTTGGGGATATGTAGCTCCCTGAACAGCCGCGGCTGCTCGAACTTCTCCTCCTCGTCCACGCGCCGGCGGGCGTTGCGAGCCTTCCGGGCACAATGGCACTGTGAGCAGTAGATCTGGTTGGGGGTGACCGGCTCGAACTCGTGGCAGCCGTCGAAAGTGCAGAGCATCTTACCGACCTCCCTCTCCATTCAACTTGAGCACCTCGAACCACTCGGCCCGAGTGACCGGGTTGTTGAAGTACAGTCCCCGAAGGACGCTCGTTACGAACTTGATGTTCGGGTCCTTGGCCCCTCGGCACGCGACACAGTCGTGTGTAGCCTCGATGACGACAGCCACGCCCTGTGGCTCCAGCTTCTCCGATAGCACGTCGGCGATAAGGTTGCCGACGTTCTCCTGCACATCGGTGCGCTGTGATGCCCACTGCGCGAGACGCACCAGCTTGCTGATACCAACGATGCGCTTGTGCGGAATGTATGCGACGTGCGCTATCCCACGCCATGGCAACAGGTGATGTGGGCATAGACCTGCCACGCTGATGCTCTTCGCGACGACCATCTGGTTGACGCTAGGGTTGTTGAACGTGGTCATCGCAGGTGCCTCAGGAGGGGTGCTGAACAATCGCCACACCTCAGCCACGCGACGCGGCGTGTCCTTGAAGTGCTCATCTTTGACGTCGTAGCCGAGGTTGCGCAGTGCGGCACGAATGTGCTCGACTGCGGTGAGCATCGCAGCTTGTCCCTTTGTTCTCATCGTCGCTTCTCCTCGTAATCGCAGTGTGGGAGAGCCTCGACCCCGAGCGCCGTTGCTCGGTAGCGTGGCCTGCACGCATTGTCGTGGCACGCGAACTCGAGTCTGCGCAAGGCCTCGAGCGTGCTCACACGGATCCCCCAGTCGGTCGGCGTCTTGCGTTTCGGGTAGGCCTCACACAGCTTGGCGAGCGCGATGGCCTGTGGTTGGCTGATGATTATCAAGAACATCTACACGCCCCGCCGGTGACCCCACAACAGTACGTGAAGCTGTGGCAAGACCGCAATGTCCACAGAGTTGCGGTCACCACACACGCGCTCGGCCAGCCGGCGGTAGCGCTCGAGAATGTCCTCGCGCGTGTCGTCACGCTTAGTCAGCACGGACATGTAAAGCTGGTCCGCGTCGTAGCTACATAGCACCATGCGTGCAAACTCGTAGTCGTCGTCGTTGTCCGGATCCACGACCACCTTGAGCACGACTTGCGGCGCTGTCCACCACGCGGCCGCCAGCCGGTTCATGAAGATGTCCAGACGCTCAAGGTTGCAGCACCCCATACTCGGAGGCTTGGGTGATACGGTGATTATGTCGCAGTCAAGTAGCCACTCGCGGTAGACTGTGCCCTGTGTCTCGACGTGCACGTTGAACCCCGACGTGTGAAGCAGGCGCACCAACTCCTTGAGGTCGTGCAACACAGGGTTGCCGCCGGAGAGCGTGACGTGACGGCAGAACCCGCACAGGGCCAACAGCTTTCGGCAGATCTCGTCGGGCGTCGTCCAAAGCCACTCGCCCTTGTTCTTGGGGTCGACTGCGAACATTGAGTCACACCCTCGACACCAGCCGTCGCCGGCGCCATCGCAGTAGCCGAACCTCACGAACATGGTTCGGGCACCAGCCAGAACACCCTCGCCCTGTAGGGTCGGTCCAAACACCTCGACGACAGGGAGACGCTTCTCCACCGCGTACGGCACCTTGTCTTCACTCATTCGTCGACAACCTCCGACAGCTCGATCACGTCGTCGAAGGACTTCGCAGAGCGCTTGAGGTAGCACTTCCCGCCGTCGACGGAGATCGCGCCGCACCCGCACGTTACGAAGTCGTGCACGGACTCGGACTCGATCGTGTCGCCGCATAGTCGACACTTGGCCACGTTGCGGATGATCCGTTGCGTCATAGTCCCGCTCCCTCGAGGTATTGCTTCACGAGCTCTCTCACACCGTCCTCTACGCCCTCGGTTGCCTCAGCGAGCAACGTCTCGATTGAGGTTGAAGAGCCAGTCACCAGGGCGTGTGTCAGTTCACGCGCGTACGCCTTCAGGTCGTCGTCGTTGGCACGACCGGCCAGCTCGTCACTTATCAAGAACACCTGCTCTCCAGGCAACGCGCTCTGCAACACCACGACCTCCAACCTGTCCGGCGGCGTCCACACCACGACTTGGACCGAGCGCTCCCAGTTGTCCGGTGTCCGCGCAACGCGACCCAACGAACCGAAGTTGACGAAGTGACACCCGTTCAGGACGTACTCACCGTGAACGGTATGGGCGTGCCCGTAGAAGCAGTAGTCCATACCGTCGGTGTCAATCGTTGCTGCTGGCGTATGCTCGAAGGGTGGCGTCGTGCCTGGTGGCATGATCATCTGGTGCACGACCTTGATCGCCACGTCGACCGCGAATTGCCGCGCCAGGGAGTAGTGCGTGAGGTCTGCGTCTGTCCGGAAGTGAGCCGGTGACAACTGCACTCGAAGGCCGTCGATCTTAACTGTGACGTCATCCTCGAGAAGTTCCAACACACCAGCTCGGAGCAGCACGCCGATGGGCTGTCGTGGCAAGCTGGCCAGGCCGGATTCGTTCATGTCGTGGTTGCCGAGGATGACGAGCACTCGTCCCGGCCATTCTCGGAACAGCTCGATGAGCCGCTGGATCAGCGCGTGCGAGACGAAGGATGGCCGCTTGGTGTGAAACAAGTCGCCCGTGAAGATCGTCAGCTCACAGCCACGCTCGTGCGCGAGCTCGCGGCACTCCTCCAGCTTGGCCATGATCTGGTCGGCGTAGCCGGCAACGCGGCCGAGCGGAGGCCTGTCGGCGATGTGTGGGTCGTTGATGAAGAGGATACCCATCACACCTCATTACCCCACGCGTCCCAGCCAGGGGCGCGCTCACGTGCGAAGAGCTCTATCTTTGCCACGTCCGGTCCGACCAACATCTCGATCAGGTTGCGGAAGAGGTCGGGCTTCCTGCTGTGCTCCTCGCGAACGGCCGATCGTGCATTGACTATATCGTGACGCTGAATGAGTGATGCACCACGTCCCCGAACGCCCAACAGGCACGGCTCACCGTTAGAGCGCGTGTAGCTGCCGGTCCCCATGCAGAGTTTGCCCGAGGAAGGATGAACCTTCGTCCAGTAGAACGCAAGGGTCTTGTAAGTGAAGCCCCACGCCTCCATCACTTCGACCCAGTGAGGCATGAGTGGCCAAGTCGCCCACATAAACAACAGGCTTGGGTCGTCAGCGATATCGACGACCGGAAGCTCCTTGAGTTGGGCGATGGTGAGTGTCGGGTAGTGTCGCACTGCCGAGCCGGCCGAGTTGCCCTTCGGACCAGGCTTCTCGCGGCGATCCTGGTACGCCCACGGCGGGTCAGCATAGACCACCTTGTAGAGCTTGGCCGGCAACGGTGCGAAGAACTCCATCACAGACCTCGTTCGGTGTTCTGCCTTGCGAACGCCGCGATGCACGCAGCGTCGTACACGTCCTGCTCTTTGGGAAGCTCCGCGTACGCAGGACCGAAGACGAATCGAGTCGCCCACTCGCGCACCATGTCCTTGTCGGCGCGACCGTTGCCCACGGTCTGCTTCTTCCAAGTCGAGACGTTCACAGGTACCACCATGTGGCCGGCGCGCATGGCTTCCACGAGCACAACGCCCACGACGTAGCCTACCTCCAGCGACGCTCGGTAGTTCCGTCCCATGGGTGGCTCCTCTACGTACACGACGAGAGGTCCGCCGTGCGCCGAAGACTTGAACCACTCGCGCGCCAGGTCGGCTAAGGCATGTACGCGCTGTTGCCACGGTAGCGTGCCCTTGACGTCGAGTGCCTTGGCTTCCAAGACGGTCGTCCCGAACAGGACCACGAACGCCAACCGCTTGGTCGAGCAGTCCACGCCCACGACGATCTCGCTCATGCTGCCACATCCGTCGGGACGAACGGTCTACGGCCACAAGGCAAGTAGCCCTTGTCCGCGATCTTCTGCACGCCGAATGGACCCATATCGTTGAACCAGTGCCCGTTCTCGCAGCAGAAGTTGGTAGACAAGCCGCCACTCGGCCCCTCGTAGAAGGTCGTGCTGCCGCACTCACTACACTGTTTCATGCTGTGCTCCTCCGACTCTTTATACGAGTGTACTGCGACACACCACGTTCCTGCGTCACCTCGTACGCTATGTCAGCGACGTCCACGTAGGCGGGGTCGTGCGTTATCAACAGTATCTGCACGCCGGTCTCGTCACAGAGTTGGCGCAACAGTGCCGCAAGCTCCGGCACGTACTCAGCCGATACGTGAGCGAAGGCCTCGTCCAGTACGAGAATCCTCCTCAGAGGTGGCTGCGCAGCGAGCACAACCACCAACCGCAGCATGAAGTTCACGAGGTTGACGACGGTGCCGCCCTTCGCCTCAAGGATGTCCGTCTCGAGTCCACCCTGCTCCAGGTGGAACTCGAGCGCCGGAACGCCGGCACGCGACTTGGACTCCACGATGAAGTGCGTCGGCTCACCGAGCACCAACGTCAGCCCGCGTGACACCATTGCCGTCAGGGCCTCCTCGAAGCCACGCCTCCAAGCGGCCTCCATGGTCGCGAGGACGGTCATGACCTGCTCCAAGTGACCCTTCTGCTCCTCGAGTGCGGCGACACTATCTGCGAGACGGTGGCGCTGCTCCTCGGCGTGCTTCGCGCGTCCGCTCAGCTCATTGGCCGCCGCCAGCTTCTGGTGTACAGGGTTGTAGAAGTCCTGTACGTTCACGCCAGTGCCTCTCGTAACTCGTCGAGGCGGCCTTCCAACTCCTGGCGCAGCTCGGTGAGTTGCGCCTCGATGTCGCCGTCCACGTCGAAGCCGAGTTCGGTCAAGGTGCGCTCTGCCTCTTCTAGGTCACGCTCTGCGCGCTCCTTCTCTGTGGTCAACCGCACCATGGTCTCTCGCAGCTCGCGCGCTTGGTCGCGCAGTTGTGTGAACTCCTCAACCGTTCCAGCCATCATCATCCTCCGCACTTGTCTTCGGGTAGCTGGGCGCCGCACAGCGGGCAGGTCTTGAACGCACCGAGCGCGGTGGCCACCGTCTCGAGAAGTTGTGACGTGTCTCCGAGATCAGCGCACACGTTGCCCAACACCCTGTCGAGGGCGTCCCAACGTTGTACGGCCGCATGGGCGGCCTCGCAGCGTTGCAGTAGGTCATCGAGTTCGGCCAGGTCGCCGGCTGCCGGCAGCACACGCTTCGCGGTCTTGCGCGCCTGTTGCAACAACACGGTCGCCTTCTCGGCTGCACTCAATCCGCTTTCGAGCTCCACGGCCTCGTCGTAGAGCCGGCCGGTCTGCTCGGCGCTCGTCTGCGCTATCTTGGCTCCTTGCGCTAGATGCGTGTGCTCCTCGACGGCCGTCTCCAGCGCTGCCCGGTCTCCCTTGAGCTGCGCTGTCGCACGCTTGAGGTCTCGTGACACGGCAATCTGTGCCGACACGATAACGTCGAGGCGTGTCAACTTGGCTATGATGCGTGCAGCCTTACCAGGCGACTCGTCGAGCAGGAACGGCGGATCGAACTGACCATGCACCTGTGGCATGACGCTCAGGCCCTGTTCGACCTCGATACGTCGGATGCCCAGCGCATCCGACACGTCCTCTGGAACGGCGCCGGCGAGCTTAACGAGCTCCTGATCATCAAGAGCGTACTTGGCTGTCGTGCGATCCTTGACCCAACCGATGACGCGCCCGTCGTCCGTCACCACAGCGACAACACACTCGCTCTGGCCATGGCGGATGAAGTCACTACCGGTGCGGTTGAGTGCCAAGGCCTTGAGCGCCCGAACTGCCGCCGTCTTGCCCGAGTTGCCGGCGCCGACGATTACGGTCAGTGGGCCGAATTCGAGGTTGGCCTCGGCGATGGACTGGAAGTCGCGGACGGCCAGCTCAGTTAGCACCTATCACCATGTAGCTCGGAACGGAGAGTCTTCCGCTGGTTCTTCTCGAAGGCACTCACCGCTTCGGGCGGCCAACCCGGCGTAGGCCAGAAGCGAATAGAGAAATGAGCTGTCGCGTACGCCTGAAACTGCACCTTCTGCAAGGCGTGCAGGAGGTCATAGCTCCGGTCGGCTCGAGCACGCTCCATCTCCTCGGTACTTGGAAGCTCGTCGGGGTGCATCTCTCGAAACCTGTGGCTGAATATCGCAGAGCTACCGAAAGTATCTGTGTGGTTAGGCCGCAGCCGTCGGAGCATACTCTTGCCGTCACGCCGACCGCCCGAAGAC